ATGGCTACTTTCAAAGCTATCACGAAAGCCAAACGAAAGGACGGCTTTTACCCGGTCTACATTCGTGTGACCCACCAAACCAAGTTGGCCTACATCGTCACTGACAAGTTGGTCAACGCTTCCGGCCTCTCTCGCACAGGCGAGATTGAGGACCCCTATGTGATGCAGTATTGCACCCGAAAGATTATCGAGTATGTCGAGAGACTGAACAAAGTTGACATCGAGCGTTGGAGCGTCCGCGACGTTGTGGACTATCTGAAGTCAGGCGAGGCCGACATCAGCTTCAGCGACTATGCCCGAAAACACATTGACCGCATGATGCAGCGCGGGCAGAAGCGTAACGCGCGTAACTACGAAATGGCGTTGAATCATCTTGAACGTCATGCCGGCACAACATCGGTCATGTTCTCGCAGCTGACATCAACGTTTGTCAACGATTGGTTGAAGACGTTGGAGACGACGCACAGGGCAAAGGAGATGTACCCGATTTGTCTGCGTCAGGTGTTCAAGGCAGCTATCGAGGAATACAACGACTACGACAACGGCGTGATTCGTATCCGCACGAATCCGTGGGGAAAAGTCAAGATACCCGAAGCGGATCGGCCGGAGAAACTTGCAGTCACGCCACAGGCGGCGAGGGCATTTTTCGCAGCACCTATCCCTGAAAGCAAGATGAAAGCACCATTGGAGGAAATTGGCCGTGACGTGGCCATGATGGTGCTATGCCTCGCAGGTATAAACACGGTTGACCTCTACAACATGAAGAAGTCGGACTACTACGACGGTATCATACACTACCGCAGAGCCAAGACCAAGAAATTCAGGGCTGATAATGCCTACATCGAAATGCGAGTGCCGTCTATACTGTTGCCGCTGTTCGAGAAGTACGCCACACCCGACGACGACCCATTCCTGTTCAGCTTTCACGAGCGTTACCGCACGTCGGACAGTCTCGGCAGTAATGCCAACAGTGGTATCAAGAAGATTTGCGAGAGCATAGGCATTAAAGGCGACGACCGTTATTGTGTCTATACGTTCCGCCACACATGGGGAACTATCGCACAAAACGACTGCGGCGCAAGCATTAGCCAAGTGGCTTTTGCTATGAACCATGCGAACGGCCACGAGGTGACGCGCGGTTATCTCCGCATAGACTTCTCCCCTGCATGGAGATTGAACGAGCAGGTTGTTGACCTGATTTTCTACTCGGCCACCGAGAGCGAGAAGAAAGACCCGGAAGACGCGATGTTCCGTTTTTCGGCGAAGCACCTCATTCACGGCGGCGCATATTTCCGTGGCAAACTGTTGGGCGAAATAAACGACACCGGCTACAACAACATCGACGAGGTTATAAAGGCTCTTGTGCCTTTCGTGCCTGACGATGTGCCGATGCGCTCAATGGTACAGTTCAAAATCGACATCGTGGACAAAGGCCTTTCGCAGACCTATGAGCGCATGAAGGGCAAAGGCTTTTGAAGTCGCGGCCCCCCCTGTTTTCTTTCCAACCCCTTTCGACCGACGAGGCATTTTCGCTTCGCCGGTCTTTTTCTTTTCAAAAAACAAAATCGAAAATTGAGTTTTCAAAAATGTCGTTGTTGTCGTTTCTTCTATCTACGTCTTCTTTTATTTATTTTCTTTTTATTTCTTTTCCTTTCTTTTCTTTTGTGTACTTAATTCCGTAATTAAATCGAGCTAACCCATAGTTTACTCAAACAAAACCCCAATTAAGTTTGAGGAAATGAAAAATCCCGAAATAACCTCAAACAAAACCCATAGCTAACCCATAGTTTACTCAAACTTTTCCTATTTGCGCGGAGCGGTTAAATTCCGCCCTATTTTTCGCCTTTTTCTATCCACCAACGAGGAATAAAAACGAGCCAGCCCCCTGTTTACTCAAACAAAACCCCAATTAAGTTTGAGGAAACCCCGCCAACTTAATGAAGTTTCCTTCGCGAAGTGCAACAAAAAACCGCCGACAGATTGTCAGGCGGTTGCTGTCTAAAGTAGAGCCGAGTAGATAAAGCGGTCCAAGGCTGTTAATCTTCGTCCTCTCCTGCCAATTCGGCGAGGCGGTCTTCGATTGTTTTCTCCTTGTCGCCGGTGTTGAGGTCGATGGCCGTAGCTTGCATTTTGGGCATGGTGTACTGCATGAGCCTTTCTGCAATCACGAGGCGGTCTTTTGGATCGAGAGCCATAAAGTCGGACGTCATAAGGCCGCTCTCGGAATAGTCGGCGAGCAACGACACGATGACTTCTTTGCCCAACATGGTAGACTTGTTGGGTATGCCTTTCTTTCGTCCTCCTGTTTTCTTACCTATTGCCATGCGGTTAAAGTTAATACATCGCCACAAAGATAATAATGTAAATTCGCCCACATAATTTAAGTTCAACTAATCACATTTCTCAATATGGGCATATTAGGCGGCGCAATAGGTGCAGGTTTAGGTGCTGTCGGCAGTATCTTCGGCGGCATATCTGCGTCTAAAGCCATGAAACGTGTTAAAAAGAATTTGCAGGAGCAGCGACGCAAGAATCAAGATTGGTACGACCGCCGCTATAACGAGGACGCAACCCAGCGAGCCGACGCACAGGCTATCCTGACCAAAACCGAGGAGTCTATCCGCAACCGCAACAAACAGGCCGCAGGGGCGCAGGCCGTCATGGGCGGTACTGATGAAAGCGTTGCGGCGGCTAAAGCGGCCAATAACGAGGCTCTTGCAACTGCGACAACCAACATCGCTGTCAACGGCGAGGCTCGAAAGGACGCTATCGAGAGCCAGTATTTACAAACCGACGCGAATATTCAGCAAGCACTCAATGACCTTGAACAGAAGAAAGCGGCCAACGTTTCACAGGCCATTCAGGGCGTGACACAGGCCGGTGCGAACATCGCGGGAATACTCTAATAACTATGGCTGTAACAACCGATGAAATATTAGCAAGAGGCAAAGGTCCGGTGCAACAGCAACAGACGTGGGCAGAACAGCCCACAGTTGCCGGTATTCCTGTAGTGTCGTCAATTGTTCCGCCTGAAGTTGGTAAAGCTATGGGTGCGGGCAAAGATCCGACAGGCGTTGAGAACGTGAACTATGATACTGTGACAATGCAGGGCGCACCTAACAATCCGAAAAACGCTCGTGAAGTTGTCGAGCGTGGCGTTGTCAATGTAGCCAATCCACAGCCTCCACAGCCGCAGACCGAGACCGACACGGAGCAAATAACGCCTGTATCCGAACAGCAGACAGCCCCCGAAGGTAAGAAGCTGTCATACGTTGAAATGTTCCAGCAGATGTCGCCATATAAGCCCCCAACTCCCGAAGAACTTGAAAAGGAGCGCAAGCGGCAGAAGCGTGAGGCTATCTTCGCCGCTATCGGCGAGGGTATCTCGGCTATGAGTAATCTCTATTTCACTACACAGTATGCCCCAAATGCTTTCGACCCCTCAAGAGGTATGGCCGCAAGCACCAAAGCACGCTTCGACCAACTGAAGAAAGACCGTGAGCAGAACCAGCGTGAGTACATGGAAGGCTTCATGCGCGCTATGAAATGGGACGCAGACGACGCAAAAGACGAGCGGAATTGGACCCATACAATCGAGCGCGAGAAGGTGACCGACCATTATAAGGAAGCAGCCGACGCTCGTGCGCAAGCCAAAGCAGACCGAGACGCAGCTATGGCTCAACTCCGCATGGATTTAATGCAGGGTAAAATCAACCAACAGGAAGCCGCCGCCGAAGCCAAGCGTATTGAAGCTGACTATGCCGAAGCCTATTGGCAGTCGCGTATCAACAAAAACAACTACCGCCGTCCGATTGGTTCAGGTAGCCGTGGCGGAAGCGGACGCCCCGGAGAATATCCGTGGTATGACTCCGACGGAAACAAGCACTATGCCCACTCTTATGAGGCCATGAGGCAAAATGCTATCGATCATGGCACATGGAACGAGGCTGAACAAGAATCATCGTCAAAGCGCACCACCACCGACCGACGAGGCAAAACCAAAAGCGAAACGTCCACAACCACAACTAAACCCGCCAAAGGACATTCTTCTGCTCCACAGGGCGGCAAGAAGCCCAACCCAATGGGCGGCGACGGCGGAAACTCCGGCAGTGGCAACAAGAAGAAAAAGAAAAACCCAATGAGTTAACGTAATGGCAACTGACAATAAACGAAAATTATACGATGCCCTCTCGCAAGACTTCGATATGGGCAGTTATGAGCAGTTCTGCGCAGACCTCAACGACGAGGGCAAGCGTCGCAAGCTCTACGACGCGACCAGTCAAGACTACGACCTCGGCACATGGGATAGCTTCTCACAGCAGTTAGGATATGGACAGGCCGCTGCACCCGTTCCTGAAAGACCTGCCGCTCCTGTCGATACTCCTGTGTCGTCCACATCGCCAAAGCCCACTGAATATTTCAAACTACGCCGTGGCGGCAAGGACTTCACGGTATCAACCGACGAGGTAAATGCTGCCGGCGGTCTGTCGTCGTGGGCACAGGCACACCCCGGTGCTCCTATCCGTGTCTATATGCAGGGTAAAAAGGAAGACGGGACCGACTTCGACGGTCATGTTGACCTATCCGTAGCCCACGATCGAAGAAAACGACGTGGCTACAAGTACACAACCACAAGCAATGCTATTGAGGATAAGCCATGGCAACCGACCGAACAGGAGAAAATTGCCATGGCTCATCAGCTCCACCAAATGCAAGCGCAGAGCGACGCCATGTTTGCCGAGAATCGCGAACGTATGGAGAATGTCTCCGAGTATTATCGTGGCAACCGTGGCCTCGGCTTCCATACTGTCGAGGGAAAGCCGGTATTCAATCCGCAGACCGGCCAAATGGAGAAGACCTACCTCACGCCTATGGGCGACCGCACAACAAACAAAGCGGCAGCAGATATGTCTACGTTCAATTTCCGTCAGGCTATGGCAGCCGCCGATATGTCGGTGGGCGCACAGATACGTCGAGCCGAGGCCGAACTTGCCGAACTGCGCAAACAGTTCGAGGATAGTAAGAGCCGTGTTCATGATGAATGGACCGAGGACTACGAAAAAAACGACGCGCCTCTCGCCGCCGTACTTGCTGCCAATACCTATGTGCCTCGTCAGACTTCCGACAAGGAAAACTCCGCTCTGCGTGTCGCTATCCGCCAAAGGGAAGAACAGCTCAAGAACTTGTACGAGGAACGAGACAGGCAGATTGGCAAGGATGTCGGCTTTTGGCGTGGCTTCGGTCGTATCGTCAGCGACAGCCGCACATGGGACTTCGGTACAGGCGACCTGTTGGACGCTATGACCATGCTTAATGCCGACCAATATTCAGCCCCCAACGCTACCGAGGGCGAGAAACGAGCCGGTCAAGAAATGCTCAAGGCGGCTTACGATGCACAACAGACTGAACAAATGTTTGGCGAAAACGCCTCATTCTGGAACAGGGCCGGTGTTATGACCGGCTATATGCCGTCGTTCATGCTCGACTTTGCGCTTACAGGCGGCGGTTTTGAAGTTGTCAATGTTGCAGGTAAGGCCGCGGCTCGTGGCTCTGCAAAACTGATAGGCGAAGCAGCCATTAAGGAAATGACCGAGTTAGGTGTCAAAGCCTATGCCAAGAGATACGGTCTCCGTGGCGTTGGCCGTATGGCAGAGAATTGGACTATCAAGGCACTCGGTACGACCGCAGACGAGTTATTGATTCGCGCTCCGCTCATGACCAACACCATTCAGGCAGGTAAGACCGCCGCAGACATCATCGACCGCAAACTCGGTGATGTGCAAGTTGACGCTAACGGCAATTATAATTTTGCCAATGACAAGACTTGGGGCAGTGCTGTTTGGCAGGGGGAGGCCAACGCTATCATAGAGAACTACTCGGAAATGTTCGGCACACACCTTGATGTGGTTGGACCGGCACTCGTAAAGGCACTTTCAAAGACTTACGGCGGAAAGCGTATCAGCGGTATGCTTGCACGCGCCAATGCGTCGAGCTACGGTCAAATCCTTGCTACTACTCGCAAGCATTTTGAACGGCTCGGCGTGTCTGACTACTTCGGCGAGGTTGGCGAAGAATACTATGGCCAGCTGTGGCGAACCATGCTCAATCTTGAAGACGCATATACCAATGAGCCAGTCTACGACGCAGAGGGCAATCAGGTACTCGACGCAGAGGGCAACCCTGTCTACAAGCGTAAGAACCTATTGTTTACAGGCCAGTTCCACGGCGATATTTGGGGCGGCATGGCTCTATCTATGGGCTTAATGGGTGCAGGTAAGTACACAATTTCAGGTATAGCCTATGGCAGCATGAAACATCAGGTCAATGTGGCCGATCGTGTTGCCGCTGAAATATTCACGCCTGAACGCTGGGAGCCTATCCGCGAAATTATTGACAGCACTACCAATGAAGACATCGGTACACTTGCCGAAAGCATGGTAAACGACCCCAACCTCTCCGACGAGGAACGTGCGGCCGTCATGGAATATATGGAACGCAGCCTTAATCTCCGTGGCCTCAACCTCGGTGCTATGGCGCAGAGCCGTGGTGCAGCTGATGAGGAAGGTGTGGAAATACCTACACCTGTCGAAATGGATATGGACAACGAATTCAGTCAGTCCTACATCGACGGCTACGAGGCTTCCAGCCCGCAGGAAATGGCGGACGCACAGAATATGTACGAGTATCAGCGTCAGCGAGCCGAGAGCATGTTTGAGCCGAGTGTGCTTGAATCGCTCGACAGCAACCCAGTTGCTACTCTTATGGATATGTCGCAGACCGGCCTCTACTCGCAGGAAGAGATAGACGCAGCCCGTGACTACATCAATGCCAAGACCGTGCGCGACGGCATTTTGCAACGTGTCAATGACAACATCGACGAGCAAATCGCCCAAAGCGACGCGATGATAAATGCCCGTGTCAATCCGGCAAGCGGCATGATACAACCTGCCGTTATGGGTCTCGACGACCGTCAGGTGTACGTTGTAGGCGGCTCGCTCTCTATCAATCCCGACGGAACAATAGACCGCGAGGCTTCCGATGAGAGCGTAGTCGTCCGCGACGCTGTGACTGGAGAGGTGGAATTTGTCGATCCAAGGTCTATTGTGTCGGCCGGCGAAGCTATCGACCCCGAAATGGAAAAGGCACTTGCCGTCGATAATATTCGCCAACAGGCCGCACAGGCCGCAGCCGACGCTCTGAACGGCACACTCGCTTTCAATCCGGGCGACGTTGTGCAAATCAATGACGGCGGCGGTGTCGTTCAGGTTACTGTCCTCGGTCCTATTGTCGATGAAGAAAGCGGTATGCCTATCGAGGGTCAGGTAATGGTACAGTTTCCCAACGGACAGCAGACCGCATTTGCCAAAGAGCAACTCCAAGCCTTTGCAGACGCGGCCAATCTGGAACGTATAAACGAATTTGAGCAGCAACGTGGAGCCGAGCGCGCACAGCAACAGGCTACTGAAGCCGAAGCCATGCGGCCACAGTTTGCCCTCAATGATGAATTTACCATACTCAACGACAACGGGACACCTATTCGCGGCTCGATCACTGCCGAACTCGACGAGGACGGTACTGTGGAAATACACACGGAGGAACCTCTCAACGGCAACCATGTGAACCGCCTTACACCTGCCGAACTTGAAGAAATGTTCGACACGTATAACGGTCTACCTGTCTCCCTGCCTGTTCCCGAAATAGAGAAAACCGTTCCCAATCTTGACGAAATGCCCGAAAATGCAGGGCAAAATGGAGAAATTTCCCCGGAAACCGTTCCCAATCCCGATGTGACAGCAGAGGCAGAACCCCAGCAGTCTGCGCTGTCTCGTGTTCCTGTCGATGAACAGGGACAGCGTAACTATCTCGACACTGATGCAGATACAGCGTATGACGCTTTTGTGGAGCTGTCGGAAGGCGACGAGGCTTTGGCCGCAGAAGTCATTGCCGACTATGTAGAAGAAGCCGAGGACGATTTCAAGGCAGCAGAAAAAGCACTCAACAAGACAAAAGAGGGCAAGCCGGAGAAGCGGAAGAAAGGCGACCCCGCGCCGACCGATGAGGAACGAGTGGCCATAAAGAAAGCCGCCAAACAAGCACTCGCAGAGGCACAGGCTATCCGTGACCGTGCGAAAGCCAACCTCGACCATTGGAAAAAGATTGCCGGCACAAAGCAACGCCGAGAGGCCGACCGCCGAAGCGCAGAGGACGCAGAGGCTCGTCGCCGTGCAGCGGAACGTGCAGCAGAGGAAGCACGATTAAAGGCAGAACGAGAAGAAGCGGAGCGTATCGAGCGCGAAGCACTCAACGGCGTGCCTGATTGGAATGTCGATACACCCGCCGACGCTCGTGCTCGTGGCTACCGTCGTAATGGACCGCAGAAAGTTGACCGTCCCGAAATCATCGACAATCATGCTATCGGCAATTCGATTGAGGTCAAGTTTGGCGACGACGTTATGCCAACAGGCAACATCGCCATTATTGAAGCCTCACAGTTGCAACCGAGCCACCGCTACGGTCAACGTAATCCCGCACACTTCCTTGACGAAGCACAACCCAAAGAACGCAAGGATGCAGCAAGCCGTTTTGCAGCAGCCAAAATTGCCGAAACCATGCGCCCCGAAGAAATCACATCGAGCGTCACGGCCTTTACCGGCGCACCGAGCGTCAACAGCCGTGGCGAGGTTATTCAGGGTAACAACCGAGGCGAAGCACTCCGCCTCATGTACGAGGGTTATGCCGATTCTGCCGCCAAGTATAAGCAGTATCTTATCGACCATGCCGCCGAGTTTGGGCTTACTCCTGAAGCTATCGAGGCTTTTGAGCAGCCTGTACTCGTCAATATGCTCGACGTGTCGGACGAAAACGCCATTACCCTCGGCCAGTATGTTGCACAGGACACCGAGAGCGGCGGGATTGAGCGTATAAAGCCCAAGAACGCAGTGCAGAAAATGGGTAACAAAATTCGCAGCTTTGCAAACCTGTTGCTCCGCTCTGCCGATGATGAGGCCACATTTGCCCAGCTTGTGGACTCTAACGGCGTTGAGGTGTTGAAATGGATGAATCAACAGGGGTTCATCACAAATACCCAATATGCAAGTGCTTTCGATAGCAGAGGCAACCTCACAGCCGAAGCCGCCAACGACCTCAAGGGTATCATGTATCAGTCTATCTTCACAGGTGGAAGCACTCGCCTTGAAGAAATGTTCAACAAAATGCCGGCAAAAGCGCAACGAGCTATCCTCGCAACGGCCTTCCGCGACTATGACAGTGCTTTCGCTGACCGCATGATCAACGAGATACAGCAGTCTATTATCGCTTTTGACGCACTCATGGGTTATGAGGCGTTCCGTGAAGCGACTAATGCCGAAGCTACACAGAACGCAGTCGAGGCTTGGAAGTTGCAGTTCGCCTTTGACGATGTTTCAGGAGAGCCTTATCTTCCCTCGGAAACTTTCAGTAACTTTGCACTCACACTTGCGGCCATGTATAAAGGCCACACCCAAAGACATATTCAGTCGGTTTTCAACATGATGTATGACATCGTGCAAGGTACTGAACAGGATAATCTCTTTGAGGCCGCAGACAAGACCCCGAAACCTCTTGCCGAGGCCATACATCGTGTGCTTAATCTCGAATATCAACCCATAGTAAAACCAACAACTAACAATGGAACAAATGGAAGTGCTGTATTGGACGTCGATAGTGAAGATGGCCAAGATGGGCGAACAGGAAGCAGTGGAAACACTGACGGCGCAGAACAAAATCCGCAATCAGGAGAACCGACCGACAGTGGAACAGGAGCTGCAGGCGATAGCAGACAAGGGGGCGAAGTAGCCAACGAGGAAGGAGTCTTTACTCCTGAAGAAATCGAAGCTCTGTCTCACGCCACCTTTACCAACACCGAATCGGGACAGACAATCAAACTGACCGGCCACGTTATCATGCCCGACGGCAGAGCCGCCTTCAAGGGCAATATGAATAATGAGCATGGTAGCCAAGGCCGCTTCATGCACAATCTTATCCGCAAGCTACTCGACAGTCCGTCATGGACGACCGACGCCGTAATGCCGTCGGCAGCACAAGAAAGCGAGCAACACGACTTTGACGACCTCGACAACTCTGCGTTGGCCGAGCGTATTGATGTGTCCGATGATGATTGGACTGAGGGAGAGGACCAGACACCCACTTACAAGCGCACAATCACTATCGACGGCAAGCACCAAGTCATTCAGATCGACGAACCCGACGGCAATGGCTTCTACATTGGCTCACGCTTCGAGTATCAGGGTGAACACTTCGGTAGCCTTACCGAAGTGATAGACCACATCGACAAGCAGGCTCAACTCGCCGCTAACATCGCCGAAGCTGAAGCCGAGGTTAACACCGACCCAACACCGGGACAGAAGGAAGCGGGCAACTATAAGAAAGGCCATGTGCAGGTTGGCACATTCGACGTGACAATCGAAAATCCAAGAGGTTCAATTCGTCGCGGTACTGACGCTAACGGAAAAGAGTGGCAGACCGAAATGAAGAACACCTACGGCTATATTCGTGGCACTGAAAGTGTTGACGGCGACCACATCGACGTATTCCTTGCTGAAAATATTGATGAATGGAATGGCCGCAGAGTATTTATTGTCGACCAGTACAACGAGGACGGCACATTCGATGAGCATAAAGTCATGCTCGGCTTTAATGACAAGGCCGACGCTGTAATCGCATACCAATCCAACTATGAAGACGGCTGGATGCGCAAGCGTCGTATTGTTGTCAATTCCGTAATCATCGAAGACTTCGAGAAATGGATTGAGAGCAGCCACCGCAAGACAAAACCATTTGCCGACTACACCATATCGCAGCGAGGAGAGACCGAAGAAGTCGGTGGCAGCAGCAACGAAGATAATCAAGACAGTAACGGCTTGATAAAACTCCGCGAACTTCTGACATCAAAAGGCATGAACTCGGACGGTGTTGCCAATGTTGAAACAGTTGTAAAAACTTTGGCAAAACAACTTTCGGGAAATCTCCGGCTTCGCTCAATACTTGACAGCAATGGTTATGATTGGCAAAAGGAGGAGGCTGCAATGAATCTTGTCGGTGACTTAATGAACGACCGCATGTTGAGTGGAGCAGAAGAAACTATCGACATACTGTTCAAAAGCGAGCCTTACAATGAAGCAATCAGAACGGCAATTGCTCATGAGGCACTTAACATTCTGATTGATCAGGATAACATCGCAATCGGGAACAGTACAACTCAAAGCAATGGTTATACTATCTCTGCCAAACCGTACACCAACAAGCAGCAGAAAACGCTCGACACCTATCTTGTTACCTTTGAGCGCGAGTTGAGCAAGGAAGAAAAGAAAGCAATGTCGGCCACAGCTCGCTCCGATTTTAAGGGTTGGTATGATAAGGAGACCGGCGGTTTTATGCTCCGAAGCCGTGAGGACGCCGAGGCTTTCGCCCAAAAGTATAACATCACAGATGAATCTCCGCTGTCGGTTGATGATATGCGCCCGGCTGAAGCAGCTGTGGAACAAACATCAACGGAACAGGCCAAAGAAGATGTTGCCGAAGACGACAACGAAAAGCCGGTCAATCCGAGTGGCAACCGTATTGTGACTGATGAACAGTATGCCGACTATCTCGCCCGATTCAAGAAGAAGCTCGGTGGACAGCTCAATATGGGTATCGACCCCGAAATTTTACAACTCGGCGCGATGATGGCTGTGTACCACATCGAAAAAGGCACACGCAAATTTGCCGCCTATGTCAAGGCTATGATACACGACCTTGGCGAAATGTCGGATAAAGTGCCGTACCAGTATCTCAAAGGCTTCTACAAGAACGCCCACAACATGCTTGAATTTGACGCGCCCGATATTGCCAAGGAAATGGACAGTGACGAGGTCGTCAACGCTACCGATGTCGCCGCAATAGTCAGTGGCCATATCGACGCTATTGCCACAGCCGAAATGGTAACCGCCGAGCAACAGGCAGAAGCAGAACGTTCCGAGGCAGAACGCAAACTCAAAGAGGAACGCAACAAGCGTAGAACCAACGCAGACGGTTCTACCACCACGACTATCAATGAGGGTGGTACGGAGATAGAAATAACCGAGGGTGACTTTATACCCGGAGTGCTCCCAACTCTCGATACCGAGAAGAAACCCTCCGTCAAAAAGAAACCCGGCAAAGCAAAACCGAAGCCAACGACCGACGACGGTTTGTTTGATACCGTCGAGGACGACGCAACGGTAGCACCAACTATCGCCGTACCAGAACAGCGACCTGCTGCAGACCTCATCGGCGATTCTGCCGCATATCAGGAGCGAGAGGCACAGACCGTTGAATTGGTAGAGGAAATCGGCGGCGTGATTGAGAACCGTGTCGACATGCTTCAGCTCGATTCTGAAAGCGTGAAACCTCTTACCATGACCGATGTTAAGAAAATGGCCGCGAAGTATCCCGCCCTCAAAGATATTAGCGACACCGACCTTCAGGAACTTGTCGAGCTTGCGATGACACAGCTTACGCGCTCCGAAGCCCTTGTTAACATCGACAGCACAGCCGAGCAGCAGCGGTCAGCCTACGACCGCATTGTCAACCTGTATCAGATACAGCCGAGTCTCAACGCACGCGACAGTGAACGCCTCATCAAGCAGCAGTATTCCACACCTACACCTTTCGGCTTCGTAATGGGCCAATTCGTCCGCGCCGGAGGAAAGGCCGTTGGCAGTATGCTGGAGCCAAGCGCAGGTAACGGCGCACTCACAATTACCGTACACCCGTCTGTCGTCCATGTGAACGATATAGACGACGCACGGCTTGCCAATCTTCGCAAACTCGGCTACGGACAAGTGACAGCACAGGACGCACTGTTGCCTTTCAATGGCGATAAGGTGGACGTTGTTATGACGAACCCACCGTTTGGCACTGTAACTGAAAAGGTATACGACGGCATTTTCCGTGTTTCGAGCCTTGAGGGCCAAATGGCAATCAACGCTCTGGAGCAGATGAAAGACGACGGTCGAGCCGCAATCGTGATAGGTGGAAACACAAGTTATCGCACAAATGGCTCGATGAACCCCAAAGATGCCGCATTTTTTGGCTATCTTTACAGCCACTATAACGTCACAGATGTTATCAACATAAGCGGCAAGGCTCTATACTCTCGCAATGGTACAGGCTACGATGTGCGCATGATACTGATTGACGGACGCAAGACCGGCGAATTTCAGCGTGTCTATCCACCCGTCAAGGCCAAAGCTCGCGCAGAGCAGGTAACAACATTTGACGAACTTTATAAACGTGTTCAAGATGATATACAGCAAATTCAGCAAATGGGGCGTCAGTCTGCCGATGTGCAGCGAGACCCTGAAACAGCCGCTGACGGAACAGCGGGTGCGCCTGTTCGTTCAGGAAACAATCGTCCGAACGCAGGAGCAGGGCAACGACCCGGTACAACAAGCAATGCAGTCCGAGATACACCCCGGACCGATAGCGGACAGTCTACACCCACAAATGACAGCCAACGACCTGTTGGAGTGGATAATGCAGACGCAGGAAATGCAGGAAGCACTGATAATGTTCCGCAACCAAAGCCCCAACAGCCCCGAAGCGTCGGAAGTGGAAGCACACAAGATGGAACAGGAAGAAGTGGAAGCGATGGACGTGGAGCAACTTCTTCTCGACCTGACCGTGGCGCAGAGCGACTGGAGGTAAAACCCGACCTCACTACCGAGAAAGTACCATATCCCAACCAAAGTGACAACGGTTTTACCCTCATGTCGGTAGTGCCGGCGGCACAGGCAACGGTACTACAAAAGAGCCTCGGCGAAATCGGAGACGTAGACCAATACCTCGTAGATGAGCTTGGCTATTCGAGTAAAGATGAACTTTACAAATATCTTGCAGCCGAGCAGATAGACTCCGTTGCACTTGCCATACACCAAATGAATAAGGGCAACGCCTTTATCATCGGCGATATGACAGGTGTAGGAAAAGGCCGTCAGGGTGCGGCCCTCATACGTTATGCAGTTAAACAGGGCAAAGTGCCTATTTACTTCACGCAGAAACCTACACTCTATACTGATAACTACCGAGACCTTGCAGACATCGGCAGCAGTGATCTCCGTCCGTTCATTATAGCGTCCAACGCCAAAGACGCTAATATCGTTGACGCAGACGGCAATATCGTTCACAAGCTCCCGTCGAAGAAAGAGCAAGAACGTGTGTATAACTACATCATGGAGCATGGCACACTTCCTGATGAGTACGATTATGTACTTACCACATACGACCAAATCAAGAATGGTACAGCCGACTATGCACAGAATGAAGACGGCACATGGGCAATCGGAGCGCGAAAGCTGCCAAAGAACAGCAAGGGCTACACAACTGCCGACCATAACGGTCAGACGCGGCGCGATGCACTCGCAAGACTCGCAGAGGGCAATATCGCCATACTTGACGAGAGCCATACCGTTGGCGGCGATAGTGGCTGTGGCCGCTATATGCAGATGTTGACATCACAGGCCGGCGGTGTCACATTCCTGTCAGCTACATTTGCGAAGCGCGCGGACAACATGCCTATATATGCACAACGTACTGCAATCGCAGAAGCCGGTGTTAAAGCCTCTGAACTGATTGAGGCTATTATGAAAGGTGGTGTTACCTTGCAGGAAATCATGTCGAAGCAGTTGGTTGAATCCGGCCAAATGATAAGACGTGAGCGCAGCTTCGAGGGCGTGACTATTGATTGGTTAAGTGTAGAGGAAGAAACAAACCGCCGTCAGCGTGAGCAGTTTAACGAAGTCGCCAACATCTTCAACGCCATTCGTAACTTCCAAGACGACTACATCACACCGATAATCGACGCCAAAAACGAAGCAGCCGCAGAGTTTGGTGCAACCGTAGGCCATACACAAGGCACAAAGGACTTGGGCGTTAAGAATGTTCCATTTGCCTCGAAGATGTATAACCTCGTCAATCAGTTGCTCTTTGCCCTGAAAGTGGACGCTGTTGCTGACCGTGTAGTAGAAAACCTGCGTAATGGCTACAAGCCTGTTATCAGCTTCACAAATACAATGGAAGGCTTCTTGTCATCAGCTCCGAAAGGTGTTGCTATGGATGATGTGCCTAACTTCTCGCTCACTCTCATGCGAGCACTCGACGGAGTAATGCGTTTTACCGAAAAGGACGCAGACGAAAATAGCGAGGGTGGTACTATATCTTTGAGCGACCTTTCGGCAGAGGGGCAAAATGCCTACAATGCAATTCGTGAAAAGATAATGAACCTTAGTGCCGACCTGCCAATATCTCCTATGGACGCAATCCGCATGAAGATAGAGGAAGCCGGTTACAGCGTCGCCGAGATAACAGGACGCACTATGCAGCTCAACCGAACCGAGGACGGCCGATATATCGTTGAGGCTCGAAAAGACCGAGATAAGAAAGCCGCCATGCGTGACTTCAACTCAGGCAAGCTCGATGTGTTGATGATTAACAAATCAGGCTCTACGGGCATATCGCTTCATGCGTCAAGCAAGTTTGAGGACCGTCGTCCCCGTGTCATGGTGTTTGCTCAATTCCAGAGCGACATTAACGACGAGGTGCAAATGCGAGGCCGTATCGACCGCAGCGGACAGGTTACCCGTGGCCGCTACGAATACATCATGTCGACAATCCCGGCAGAGCAACGTATTCAAATGATGTTCAAGGCCAAGTTAAAGAGCCTCGACGCAAATACAACATCGTCGCAAAAGTCGAAATTCAATGAAATGGAGATTGTTGACTATCTAAACAAGTACGGCGATGAAGTTGTGTGGGAATACATGAAAGAACACCCCGAACTTGCAGAACGTCTCGGCGATCCGTTGAATATGCTTCAGGAGAAAAACGATGAAGACGGGCCTCGCACGTCTGACAAAGAGGACACATCGAAGAAGTCGGGCTGCGCAGGTAAAATTTCGCGCTATCTTGCTTTCCTTTCCGTTGAGGAACAGGACGAGATATTCCGTGAAATCACTGAAGCCTATCGTGTGAAAATCCAGCTTCTTGACGACGCCGGAGAAAATGACCTTGAAATCACTACGATGCCACTACGCGCCGATACCAAGCGCAAGCAGATTTGGCACGACGGAGAAAACCCCGGCAGCGGCAACGCTTTCGCCGACAACACCTATGTCGAAGAAGTCGAGGTTGACGTACTGAAAAAGCCGATGAAGCGCAGCGAAATAGCGGAAGCAACTCGCAAATTCATGGGAGAACACTATGCCGAATTAAACGGCAGCGTGGATTGGCAGCACTATATTCGCACCAAAGGCGATGAGATTGAACTATTCTTCCAGGCAAAGGCAAACGAAGCCGTCGGTAAATTGAGAGAAGCCGGAGAAGCCCGTATCGCCAAAGCAAGAGAAAAAGCGGTTAGTTCTGCAACGAAAGCAAGAGGGCGAGGCGAAAACAACTTTACTGACGAGGAAATTCAGTCTCTCGCTGATACCGTTGCCAATGAGGAACGCCTAAAGGAAGAACAGAAACAGCGTAAACGCCACGAAGAAATCATGGCTGTAAAAAATCGTATTCTGTCGTTACTCAACAGTCTTCGTGCGGAAAAAATCTATGTCGTGCCGCAAGACCTTAAACAAGGTACTGCGGAAATGTTCTCGCAGACATTTGGTACATTCGTTGGTTTCAAATTCAACAAGAGCTATACGCTCGGCTCTTCGACCGCAATATTCGCGACACTCGACGGCCGTCGTAAAGTTGAACTGGCGTTGAGCGATTCTGCAATCAACACTATAATGGGCGCGACGGAAATTGCCTACCGCTATTCTCCGAAAGAGATTAACGCAATCACTATGGAGAATTGGGATAGTAATGTACCTACGCAGACACGTCAGAAGCGGTACATCATTACCGGCAATCTTCTTCAGGCTCTCGTTGATACCGAGAAAGGCGATAAGACCAGAGGCAACCTCATTAATTATTCCACTATTGACGGAGAAACACGTCAGGGTATCCTTATGGGCGAGAATTTCAAACTGACCGACCTGCGCAACAGCGCACCGTTGAGCAGTCGCCTCGCCCAGATAAGAGAGGGCAAAGCCATAGTCAGCGAGAATGGTGACGTGCAGATCGAGCGTGAAATGTACGATTGGCGACATCGTGGCGAATATGAATTGCGCGTACCGAAGTCAAAGCAACGCGGTGGCATTTACACAATGCACCCCGACCTGTTGAAACTCGTAGACGGTCACAACTTCATAACCAAAGGCAACAGCATGGTTGCGTATGTAGCCGAGGCTGATATTGCCAAAGTGGTGGATATGTTGAGCCGTGCGCCGTTCAACCTTACAGTGCTGCAAGAGTCGAAGCTATCGGACGTTTCAGCAGATGAAGCAGAGGACGATGTCCTGTGCCGCCCTGTGACCGATAAGGCCACCCTTGAACACCTGAATAGCGAACCCACAATCAAGGTCTACCGAGCCATGCAGATTATTGACGGAGGTCTCCGTCCGCCAATGTCGGCAAGAGTAAGTGGGAAACTGCGCGAGGCTACTGAAATCGGTGTATGGGAAGAAGCAGAGGAACGCCCGGAACTCGCAGACGATAAAGGCAAATTCAAACTCAACAAGGGTAATGGCAAGACTATCGACGCCGCATATAATCCCTATATCCATACGTCACGGTCGCCTATAAACGACCAGTTCAGTAGCGCATGGAGCCGCCCCGAACTTGTAACGGTCGAGGTTGAAGTTCCGGCGAGTGAGTTGACAAGCGAATACCATGCAGAGAAAGCTAAAGACAGCGTTGGAGAAAAGGAATGGAAGAGCGGTCCCGTAGGTCGCGCACTGGCCAAGGTCGGTCAGGTGCGTAAAGTCATACTTAGCCGCTGGAGCAGAGTTGTCCGTGTCGTTCCTATCGAAGAAGTAGCCGACGCTTTTGCACAGCGACTGAACGCCCACGGTATAGAAGTGCCGTTTAACACAGTGCCCCCGGCTCTGCGCGACGCACTTGTTGAACGTGGCGTGAAGATTGGCAAGCCTGAAAACAGCAATGCCGGTAAGGCTTCAATGCCAGCTTTCGAGCAGTGGATACTCGAACAAGAGCGTCAGCGAATGGGCGACGGCTACGGTGCTTACAGCGACGCAGAGGTATCGTATGCCAACGACCCTATATCAAAGGTAATGGGCAAAAACCGTTTCAGCAAGAAGCGTCAGGCCGAGTTTGCCGCTCGTGAGCGTCAGCGCATGGCGACCCGTATTCAGGAGCTTGCAGAGCGTATGCACCTCAACAACGTGGAGATTCTCACGGACGCTTCACAGCTTGAAGGCAAGAGAGCCAAAGCAAAGGGTTTCTACAACAAGCGCACAGGCAAAATCACAATCGTAATCCCGAACAACATCAGCACTATCGATGCAGAGCAGACACTTCTCCATGAAGCCGTGGCACATTACGGCTTGCGTCAGCTTTTCGGAGAGCAGTTTAATACGTTCCTCGATAACGTGTATGATTCTGCGGACGAGAGCATACGTCGCAAGATAGCAGAAATGGCCGCTAAAAACGGCTGGGACTTTCGCACTGCAACCGAGGAATATCTTGCAGGACTGGCCGAAGATACTAATTTCAGCGAGGCGCAGAACTATTCGGGTTGGTGGTCGAAAATTAAACGTCTGTTCCTTTCTATGCTTGAAAGCATAGGTTTCGAGGGTTTCCGCGACAAGACGGGTGTTGTCTTGACCGACAACGAACTTCGCTATATCCTATGGCGTAGCTATGAAAATCTTGCCGAGCCGGGCCGTTACCGCAGCATACTCGGAGAGGCCGCAGACGTAGCCAAGCAGAGCGAGTTGAAAGTCGGCAACTATGCAGAGCAAGGTATCGAAGCAGATTATGCCGCAGAGGGCGACATGTATCGTTCCGGCGACTTTTCGCCCCGTGACCGTGTGTTTGCTCGCTATGCCTACGAGAGCATGGTGAGAAGTGGCAGCTATCAATTCAAAGAGGCCGTTCAAGATAGTATGTTAGGGCTTAAGAAACTCTATCAGGCTATTCTCGGCAGGAATACCCGAATTGAAGATGTCCCCGGCTTTGAGAACGCCTACCTGTTTGAAAACCGCATGAGCAGTATGAATGCCGGAGAACAACACGAATACTTCCAACGCTATATGCAGCCGCTTCTGCAAGAGATTGGCCACATAGCCGGAGCAAACAAGCGCAAACGCAGGGAACTGACCGACTACATCATGGCCAAGCATGGTCTTGAGCGCAACGAATATATGCGCAACGAGGCGGCCGCCAACGGCGAGGAAACCGACCGCGACTTTGCCGGACTTATCGGGCTGACAGGTGAAGCCGATTGGCAGAGCGCAGAAGATACTGCACGGCAGTGGGTTGACGACTACGAAGCCATGTATGACACAGCACCACTGTGGGAAGCTATCAACAAAGCGACAAAGGCCACACTCGAAAAAGTGTATATTTCAGGTATCATCAGTAAGGAGACATACGAGAAGATACTTGGAATGTATAACTACTATGTTCCTCTGCGCGGTTGGAATGAGAAAACGAGCGACGAGGTGTATGGCTACCTGACAAGTAAAGACGGCCCACTCGGTGGCAGTATCATGAAAAAGGCAGAAGGCCGTGAGAGTATGGCCGACGATCCTATTGCCACAATCGGCATGATGGCCGACGACGCAATCCGTCAGGGCAACCGCAACCTTATGAAACAGCGTTTTCTCAATTTCATACTCAACCACCCCAGTGACGCTGTTAGTGTGCATGACCTGTGGCTCGAATACAACGACGTTACCGGCGAGTGGGTTCCTGTCTTTGCAGACGTTGAAGAAACCGATACCGCCGACGTGGTAGAACAAAAGGTTAAGGACTTCGAGGAGCGCATGGAAGCATTACGCAACGCCGAGCCTGACAAGTATAAGAGAGGCCGCGAGGCACAGCACATACCGTACAAGGTTGTGCGTGGCAATCTCCGCGAACATCAGATACTCATCAAGCGCAATGGCCGTACTTCCGTCGTTACCATAAACGGTAATCCGAGAGCGGCACAAGCAATCAACGGCCTTACCAATCCCGACGTAGATCAGAATGGTATTGTCGGCAATATGTTGAAAGCCGGTACTTGGGTTAATCGTCAACTCTCGGCATTTTACACCACTCGTAACCCTGACTTTGTTGTAGGCAACTTCTTCCGCGATATGTTGTACTCCAACTGTATGACATGGGTAAAGGAAAGTCCGCGATACGCTCGACGCTTCCACAAGAATTTTGCTCGTGTAAATCCTATCGTAATGCGCCGTCTTCTTGGCAAGTGGGAGAAAGGCACACTTGATATGAGCAATCATATTGAGAACCTGTTCTATCAATTTATGAAGAATGGTGGCGAGACCGGCTATACTAACGTCCGCGACATCGAGGGACACAAGAGAGCTGTCGCAGCCGAACTGAAGAAACAAAGTAGCACAGGCCGCCGAGTGTGGACCGCACTCGGTATGCAGTTAGACCTGCTCAACCGTGCCGCGGAGAACTGCGCCCGCTTCGCCGCTTTTGTTACCTCTCGTGACTTTGGCCGCAACATCGACCGAGCAATCTATGACGCAAAGGAAATAAGTGTCAACTTCAACAAGAAAGGCAGTGGCGGCAAAATGGTTAACGCCACCGGCCAAACCAAACTCGGCAAGACGGGTGCATATCTTAGCGGTGGTGGCCGTCTCCTGTATGTGTTCTGGAATGCCGGTATTCAGGGTATGACCAACTTCGGCCGTCAGGCAAAATTGCACCCGGCAAAATTCTCCGTGGGAGCTACGGCCTTGTTCACACTCGGCTATGTTATTCCCATGCTTGCCCAAATGGTAGGCGGTGGAGACGGTGACGATGACGACAAGAACGCATATTACAACCTGCCTGAATACGTTCGTCGTTCAAACATCTGCTTCTATGCCGGCGACCAATGGATAACGATCCCTCTACCTATTGAGTATCGTGCCATGTACGGTATGGGAGAGCTTGCGCACGGTGTAATAAGCGGCAACGAGCGTTACAGCAATTCCGAACTTGCCCGCCAAATGACATCGCAAGTATCGCAGATTTTCCCGATAGATATGCTTGAAGGTGGAGGCGGTGTTTCTCCATTCATACCGAGTGCGGCCAAACCGTTTACCGAAGCCTACATCATGAATAAGGGTTGGACAGGCTTACCCGTCTACAAGGATACTCCATACAACAAGAATATGCCTGAATGGACGAAAGCCTATGCAAGTGCCGACAAACATCTTGTGGACTTTGCCAAGTGGCTAAACGAGACATCAGGCGGCGACGACTTCAAGAAAGGCTCAATTGACATTAACCCTGCCAAGATTGAGTATCTACTCAACGGTACTTTCGGCGGTCTGTTTACTTTCCCTAACAAGGTGAAGAAGTCCGCAGAGACGGCCTTTGGCGATCGAGATTTTGAGTGGCGAAATATGCCGATTGCCAACCGCCTTATCAAGTCAGGCGATGAGCGTACTGCAAACCGCAAGCTCCAAAACGAGTATTTCAAGTACAAGAAAGAGTATGAAGAAATCGGGGAGCGTATGCGCAAGTATGAGAACGCCGACGAACAGGGCATAATGGGCTATGCCGAGAAGATAGACTTTTTAGAAAATTCTCCTGAATACGCTCGTTGGGAAATTTTCGATGAGTTTAAGGCAGACCTCGACTCGTACAGAGAAGACCTCGCAATCGAGACTGACGTGGAAGAACGCAAGCGTATTGAGGCGGAAATGTACGCTGTAATGCGTGAACTTATTAACGCACTCCACAACCCGGAAGCATACCGTAATAGCGAACAGGAATAGTTAAACAATGGGTAATGCTTATGTGGTGTATATTTGCGCCCGTAAGCATTACCCTATAATCCAAAATACAATGTCAACAAATAAGCTACATCGCATGAGCCGTGTGCGTCCACAGAAAATTGAGGACGATATGGATACTGTTGCCACTTCAAAGCGACGTGGCGACAGGCGTGCGTTTGATGTGCTAATGGAAGCGCAGCACCATTGGAACAATATGGACCAATTCCGGCGCGACCGTGAGCGCAATAAACGTTATTGCTACGGCGACCAGTGGAGAGATATAATCGAAGTGGACGGTTGCCAAATGACCGAAGAAGCATACATCGCCAAGCAGGGCAATGTTCCCCTTAAAAATAACTTGATACGTCGCCTTGTGCGAAATGTGCTGGGTGTTTACCGCAGTCAGGCCAAAGAACCGACCTGTTATGCCCGTGACCGCGACGAGCAGAAACTTGGCGAGACCATGACCACAATATTGCAGTGCAATATGCAGCTAAACCGTATGACCGAGGTTTACGCTCGCACTATGGAAGAATTCTTGATTGGCGGTCTTATCGTACATCGCAAATCGTACAGTTGGCGTAATGAGAAAATGGACTGTTGGACTGATTATGTCAATCCCAACAATTTCTTTATCGACAACAATATGCGCGACTTTCGAGGTTGGGACGTGTCTTTCCTCGGCGAAGTACACGATGTGTCTTTTGAAACTCTGTGTGCGCAGTTTGCGGAGTCGCCCGAAGATTACCGACGCTTCAAGGAGATATACACCTTTGCCCACAATAAGCAGTACATCGCCAACTATGCAGAGCGTTTTGGCTACTCGCGTCTCGAAAACTTCGACTTCTTATTCACAAGCGACCCAACACGTTGCAGAGTTATTGAAGTGTGGCGCAAGGAAGCCAAACCCCGCTATCGCTGTCACGACCTCAACAACGGCGATGTTTATAAAATCGACGTAGAAGATTATGACGAAATGGTTGGCAACATCAACAAGGAGCGTCTTATGCGAGGACGAGCCGCCGGTATGCCTGACGATGAAATACCGCTGATACAGGCTACATGGATGATAGACCACTATTGGTACTACTACTATCTTACACCGTTCGGCCATATTCTTAAAGAGGGCGAAACACCATACGAGCACAAGAGTCACCCCTATGTCTTCAAGGCGTACCCATTTATCGACGGCGAAATACACAGCTTCGTGGCCGATGTGATAGATCAGCAGCGTTATACCAACCGCCTTATCACGCTCTACGACTTCATTATGAGGGCAAGCGCAAAAGGCGTGCTCCTTTTCCCTGAAGGCTGTGAGCCGGACAATATGAGTATGGAGGATATTGCCGACGAATGGGGTAAATTTGACGGCATTGTCTACTACAAGCCAAAGCCCGGTGTTGCTGTGCCTCAACAGATAGCCAACAACTCGACGCAAATCGGCATCACAGAATTGCTGAATCTACAACTGAAATTCTTTGAAGATATTTCAGGTGTGAACGGAGCATTGCAGGGCAAGCCCGGATATGCCAACCAAAGTGCCGCGCTCTATAATCAGCAGACGCAAAATGCTACCACGTCGTTGCTTGACTTGCTCGATAGCTTCAGTTACTTTGTCAAGGACGGCGCGATTAAGGACGTGAAGAACATGCAGCAGTTCTATGACACCAAGCGCATATTCAACATCGTAGGCAAAAATGCGTGGGTTGAGTATGACCCCAAGACAATACGCGACGTTGACTTTGACCTCTCTATTGTCGAAAGCACAAACACGCCGGCCTTCCGACAAATGGCCAACGATATACTTATGCAGTTATGGCAATCACAGGCAATATCGGTTGAGCAACTTCTGGAACATGGAGACTTCCCGTTTGCCGACGACCTGTTGCAGTCTATCCGCAGTCAAAAGGAACAACTCGAACAGGGTCAGATACCTGAAGCCATGTCGCCGCAATTACAACAGCAGATACAGGCCGGAGCCAATATGCAGAATGTTCAGGCCGCACGTCAAATGCTGATGAACCCACAGCCGAGAGCAGCCGCATAATAATAAAATGGGCGAGTATTTCAAATATACTCGCCCGTTCATTATTTTGTGTCAAATGCTTCCTTCGGCACACCCACACTTTCAAAAATCTCCTTTTCAATTTCTTTTATGCTCTGAGCACATTGTCTGACCTCATCGTATTTGATAGCAAGTGTATCATCAGTGAGAGTCGCTATTCCGTCGAGAGCATTAGGCTGACAATCGGGACCGTGGTAGCCGACATTATACTTTCCCATTGTGTTTCTGCTTTGTCGCTTTTCGGTCAGCTTCGACCCATGCGAAGTATTGAATGACTTTTTTCTTACGGTCTTCGGGCGAGAGGGACTGATTACCGTCGCGGTAGCCGGTGCAGTAGAAGCACTCGCGCACGAGGTCGAAGACGCGGGCTTCGCGTTGAATGTAGTGCTTCATCTTCAGGCGACGGAAATTGTAGCGATCCATGACGACGAGTTTTTTGCCGTAACTTCCATGTTGGGGCATGACGTAGTAACGGTGGCCAGTTTGCTGATGTGCCTTGTCGGCCATTTTGATTGCCTCGCGGAGTCGGAGGCTGGCTTTTAATTTTCTAAAGATGTTCATATCGTTTAGTATGGTTGTTAAAATGTGGCCGCAGAAATAGGCTTACGGCGGCTGCGGTTAAATTTCTTTTGAACAGGTATAATCTTCGGCACGTCCATTTCATAGAAGCAGATGTGCAGACCGATTGCTCGTGTCATCAGCAAGTCGTCATGCTTACCAACGATAGCACCGAAAGAGCCATTTTTACGCTTCTCATAGAAATTGTACTCGGCAAGACAACGCTCATCGCGCTCGACATACATAGCTTCTCTGATAACCTTAACGAGTGTTGAAATAATCATCGGCTTTGTTGACACATTGGTGTGGAAACCGTAGCGTTTGGGCGCGCCCTCGACAATAGCTTCCTCTGGTTGCTTGCGCTCATACAGGTTAGGATATACGTCCTTTACCTGATTGAGAATAAACTGTGATTGGTCGCCGTCAACGTCACGCTCCTTATCGTGTGTCTCAAGAGTATTGCTCTCAATAACGAGCAGAGAATTGTCGTAGTAGGCAGCTATCTGCGCCGCTTTCCATGCCAACAAGTCAATATCTATATGCCCGTACCATTGAGCCACAACGACAGGTTTGCCGCCCTCGGACATAAACAACCGGTCGAAAACAACGATAACAGACCAGTCGGCCTTATGTGAACGACCGCCGACATCGACGACGGTAAGGTAGCGGTCAGTCACTCTTTCTTCCGGGTCAATTTCAGGCTGCGCCCATATCCATAACAGCCCCTGCCGGTCCTCGCGGAAACGAAGATTTTGCAGAGCCTTTTTGCCCTCATCAAAGTCGGCATACACATCGCCGACTTGTAATGGCGGCTTACAGGTTGCTTTAAGGGCCTCGACGCGATATTTGTCGAACACACGAGTGCCGGAGTGAACGAAAGCCTCAACATCATCAGACGGATATTCTGAAGCCATGATAGCGTGTCCATTCGACTTGGCACGTTCACGGATATACCAATTTATCGCTTCAAGCGTTGCGCCTTTCTCCCACAGCCACCAAAGATAGCGACCACACTCCTCACGTTCCGATTCGGCGTTGCTATTTTCGCGGTTATCGTAAAGCCACCCGGCAAAGTCACGCCTTTGCCCGTCGTCGTCGAAGTCGAGTGAATATTGCTCAATATCAAACCACGAAACAAACATAGCTTCAAATTGAGACTTGCCAGTCTTTGCGGCATCGTATTCAATCTGAAAGAAGTTGCCCGTGCCATTGGCCGTAGACTCATACACAATCATGGTGTAAGGTTTATACAGCACACCCGAACATGCAGAGCGCACAATATCTTCAGGCGATTTCTTCTCGGTCTTTTCCCATATACCGACCTCGGAGCAGTGAACGAGGTTGTAGTCACCGCCACGACAGGAGTCAGGATTTTTGGCAGTACCAATCTTTATTTTGCAGTTACGCTGTGGCACTGAATGAATAAGACCCGACATACCGACACCGACAAGTTTAGGCTCGTTCTCGTCGTAGTCAGCACCTAACTTGTAGAGCATATCAACCGGGTATCGGTCGAGCATACGGTTAAACATGTCGCGAATTTCATCAGAGCCTGATGTTTGGTGGGCGATGATTAGAGAGTTGAGACCGACACGATGAACGAGCTGCAACCATGCCATATACAACTGCGACGTCGTAGAGCCACCCCACTGACGCGCTTTTAACAGGATAAGGCGTATCGGTTTACCGGCAATTCGCTTTTCCTCAAGTCGTTCGACAAATCGACGCTGTGGTCTTGTCAAGCGAAACAGTACGTCCTCGCCGCCACCCTTATTCTTAATCCACACATAAGTAGCCGCCCAAAACGGGAAGTCATGCCGAGAGCGTATGCGCACAAATTGTTCGACGACTTTAAGACGGTCAGCCTCATAATCTTCTTCGGCGTCATACTCCATGCCAAGCGTATCACACAGGAACGCTTCAAGAGAGCCAGCGGCTATTAGCTGACGCACGAGCGGCACTTTGCTCATGGTATCAGGAAGCCATTGACGTTTAATCGGGAAGTCCTCAATCACACACTCGAAGCGAGAGCCAACAGAGCCTTTGCCGGTTATAGGATTGAACGGAGCGTGAATTTCATCTAACCGCTCCTGATTTATTTTGAGAATTGCCGCTACTTCTTTCTGCATGGTATCGGCATATTGATGAAGCCGACAATCAGTCCGGCCACATAACTGTAAAGATGAAGCCACCCATTTACGAGTGGGAACAAGAAACCGACAGCGATATACAGGGCCATACACCCGTTGTAGTATAGTTTTCTCTTTACCTGAAAAGCAATTGAGCCAAGCAAAGCGAAGCAAACAGCAGACAGGCCGACCGTAGGCGTTGAGGATAGAACGAAGTCAGGAGCGGCCACGGCTATAAGATAAGCCGCTATTAACCGCCACCACAAAACATCGTATATAAACAGTATCGAGATGAAGCACCAAGCATTTACTGCCGCGTGAAGAAATGAAGCGTGAAAAAACGAGTATCCAAGACGCTGCAAAATATCACAGCCGGTTGACACTCCTACTACACTCCAATCAGGCACATAAATAAGTGAGGACAGCAAGATGAATACAACAATCAACAACCCCGTAGTTTTCTCGATTTTTCCGCAAACCATTGTTTTCTCGCTTTTAAGATTAGTACACGCGCACTGCCAGGAGCCAAATAGAATTTAGGAGCGGGCTGTGCGATAACTGCTTCAATGAGCCGAGGTATAGACCAATCAGTATTCTTGATACGCAAGGCCACGACACGACGATGTATCTCGAAAAACATCTCACGTTTATTTGGCCTCATATAATGTAGCTTATCGCCTCGCATGATACTTGCCACCACGACAGCAGCGCGAGAAGCCGAGACCCAAAAACGAGCGGCCGGCATATCGACAACACTTTTGAATACATCAGGCATGGAAACGTGCTTACACGTTTCCAAATATCGGAAATACGCCCTGAGTAAATCGCGCGTCCTTTCCCTGTGATATTCACTTTTGCTGCCAAAGTTTTTCATTGATTGGGTTTAGAAGGCTCTTAAATTTGGTTTATTATACTTGCAAATTTAATACACAAGTGGTAAAAGATAAAAGCTCGACTGTAATATTTGAGCGTATATTTGCGCTATAAAAACATAGCAACAACTTATACCCAATCCATTATGGCTGAAACCGAAACAGTTAAAAGCAAACGAGATTTGGCGTTGGAGCGTTTGAGGAGCAAGTATCCTGAAGAACAATTCGACGACGATGATCAGGTATTTGGTCGAATTAACGACGATTTCGCACAATTCGACAATGAACTTGCAGGCTATAAGGAGCGCGAGGGGAAATTCTCGGATATGTTTACTTCCGACCCACGTTCAGCTCGGCTGATGATGGGCTGGAAGAACGGAGACGACCCCGCCGTTGCCCTGATACGCCTGTATGGAGATGACATCAAAGATGCAATCGACGACCCCGAAAAACAGGAAGCTATCGCCGAGGCCAACAAGGAGTACATGGAACGCGTCGCCAAAGAAAAGCAATACGAAGAAGAGTACACCGCCAACCTCGCCGAATCGCTGACACTGCTCGAAAAGGCTCAACAGGAACGTGGATTGAGCGACGAACAGATAGACGACGCTATGGCGTGGTTTATCGGCGTAGCAAAAGACGCAATGATGGGCAAGTTCTCACCTGAAACAATCGAAATGATTATCAAAGCGCAGAACTACGACAACGATGTTGCACAGGCCGGAGAAGAAGGCGAGGTGCGAGGCAAGAACACCAAAGTCAAAGAGACCCTGCGCAAGCCTACCCGTGGCGACGGCACAGCCCAACTCGACGGCAAGAACGGCGGCGGCCGGCGCAGACAGTCCATGCCCGACATGGGAGCGATTGACCGCTATTCCGACGACAACTTGAACATCTTTGAACGTGGCGGCGAGAAGCGCACACCTATCAAACGATAATTTAACCCAATATCAATAACCAATTTAATTATCAACTCAATGGAAACAGTTAAAAAGACAACTCGTTTTCTGCTCAGTTTCATGCTGAGTATGATTGCTCTCGTCGCGGGGGCAAGTTCCGGGGTCTACATGGCCGCTGCAAGCGACCTCCCCGACGCAGGTAAGACAAATGCCGGAGCCGACGGCACAGGTGGTACTGACGGTATCGCGACCGAAACGCAGGGCCGCGCCGACGGCGACCCCAACTTCTACATGCAGGACATCGACAAGCGCATTATCAAAATCCGTCCTATGGCTACGCCTATCGACCAAATTTCACGCTACGCCAAAGCCTCGTCCTGTTCGTCGTTTGAAGTCAAGTATTACAGCGTAGGCACACGCCCTATCTCGTGCAAGACCAGTTCCGCAGTCACCGCGCAGACAACAGGCGCGTCTATCACACTGCCCGTAGACGATGCCAACATGTTCACTCTCGACGACACTATCCGCGTTGTCGGTGTGAAAGGCAAGTTTGACAATACCGGTGCTGCATATCCCACTGACAGCGACAACGTGCCTGACCTCGTGCTTTGTGTGTGCGGCAAGAGTTCAGACACCAATATGCCCACGGTTTATGCAGTCAACGGAAATAAGGACGCCACCACGGGATACGCTACTCTTGTACCTGCAATTCCCAGTGGTACGACCCTCGTGCGTATGGGTAAGGCTTGTGGCGAGCTTGACGTTCAGACCGGCCGTTTCAACAATATTCCCATGCCTGAAACCCAGTATTGCCAGAACTTCATGATACAGGTGGAGCAGTCCACTTTCGACAAAATTGCGGCCAAAGAAGTTAATTGGTCGTTCTCCGACATTGAGGAAGACGGCATCTATGATATGCGACTCTCGCAGGAGAACACCTACCTGTTCGGCGTGAAGAATGTAATCAAGCACGTTGCCAAAGAGGGCATGAATACATGGTTTACAGGCGGTATTTGGTACATGGCAGGTAAGGACATCGAAGTAGGCGTATGGGATGAAAAGGCAGGTTGCGCAGTCATCACTGACGACAACCTTGTAGACATCACCAAAGACCTTTTCGTCGGCACAGGTATCGGCAATAAGCGCAAAATCCTGTTCTGTGGCTCCGATATGCTTTCGACTTTCTCGAAAATCAAGAGCGAGAAATTCCGCCTGAAAGACACCGTAGAGGTATGGAATCTGAAATTCAAGTCGTGGGACACAGACTTCGGCGAAGTTCTTACTATCCATCATGAGCTTTTCGATGCAAACGGTATGAGCGACTGTGGCTTCGCCATGGACCCCGAATATCTCTCGAAGAAGACCCATGTATCGTGGGCGCGCAACGTTCTCGATCTGAAGACTGCCGGTATCCGCAACACCGACGCCGTGGTAATTCAGGAAGTCGCGTGCCTCTACCTGCGCTACGCAAAGGCGCACGCCCGTATGCGCCTCGCACAGAAGCCCACAGCGTAAACGTACCCGGACATTTCAATATTCAGTAGTAGTTTTTCTCAATGAGAGGGGTGGACGGTTTAACCCAACCGCCTGCCCCTTTTACTTTTCCAACCAATATCAATGAAAAAATATATCGCCAAAACCAATGTCAGCATAAATGTTGTGCTGGCTTCAGGGGCAAACCGCCATGTCTCCTTCAGCTCACTCACAGGTGGCAGCAGTGTGTTCTACACCGACGACCCCGACCTCATTCAGGCAATGGAGCGACACTATAAGTTCGGCACACTCTTCCGTGTTGACACAGACTATGTCGCAGAAAAGCTGCGTAGCAAACCCGCCGCGAAGCCCAAGCCCATAATCATAGCCGAACAGCCGGCTGTCGCCGCCCCTGATACCGCTCCGTCACCAACTCCCACCGTCGAAGAAGTAGCCACTGCTCCCGAAGCACCAGAATCCGAAGATGCTGCTACCGAAAGCGAACAGCCCACGGCAGAAGAAACCGACGACCAAGCCGAAGAAGATAGCTCCGATGAAGTGACAGAAGAAACCGACGAAGAATCGGCAGAAAGCGAATACAAGACAATCGCTGTCTCTGACCCCGATTCGGCAAAATCTTATCTCGCTGAACACTTCGGCTACAGCCGTACCAAAATCAAAACCATCAAAGCGATTAAAGAAGCCGGTGCTGCTCACGGCATTGTCTTTGAGGGTATCTAAACCGCTCTGCCATGATATACAAGTTGACCGAGATAGCGCGTGATGTTCGCATTGCCATAGACCAAAACATGACGAGTGAACAGCTATTAGCGACTGACGACATCGAAACGCTGTCGCTTGAGGACATCATACGCTCCAAAATCGTTGAGGCCGTGCGTCGCGTCGAAACCGCCGCCCCCGTCCATTTTTTGGAAGAGGGCCACGACTTCGGCGACGCAGTGTATTGGGGCGACCTTGAAAGCGGTTGGGTTCTACTGCCCGACGACTTTATGCGCCTGATAGCATTCCGCATGAGCGATTGGGAGCGCACTGTCTATGCCGCTATCTCGGTTGATGATCCACTGTATGCAAAACAGTCTTCACGCTATAAGGGCATACGCGGCAACGTGCAGAAGCCAGTGTGTGCTGTCGTCAATCGAGCCGAGGGCAAGGCACTTGAATTCTATTCATGCAATAGCGAGGACGCATTTGTTTCGCGCGCTTCTTACCTACCATACCCTCACATAGACGAGGACGACGGCATAGACATCAGCGAAAGGTGCTACACAGCGGTAGTTTATACCGTGGCAGCATTAGTATTAACCACCTACGGCGAAGCTGACAAAGCGTCGGCTCTAACCGAATTAGCTAAATCAATCTTACAGTAATGAGTTCAATCCCAACAAAGCAAATAGACGGTGATGTTGCGGTAGGACGCAATGTCAGCGTAGGCGGTAAGGCTACCGTCCGGGGCTCTGCTACTATCGGCCATAACCTGAAAGTGGAAGGTTGGCTTGACGCGCCCAACGTGAAAGGCCCCAACAAGGGGCTATTCAAAACGGCGGTGCAACTGCGTGAAGCATATCCCAATCCGCATGAAGGTTGGTGGGCTTTAGTCGGTGACACTCTGCCCGCACAGGTCTACATGGCCAACGGCGGTGCATGGGTAGGACAGACTAATGCCGACGGTACACCAAAACTCGCGGGCAATCCCACTGTGGACTCGTCGGAGTACATGGAAGCCGTCGAGGAAATGACAGAAGATCTTGAGGCCGTCAAAATCGAAGTCAACCAAAACAAAGAGGATATTCGCAATCTCCGCTCCGGCCAAACCACACAGGGAAATCAAATCAACCTGTTGCAGACTGCTGTTGAAACGGCGCAGACACAGGCCAACAAAGGTGTTGCCAACGCTGCCACTGCACAAGCCGGTGTAAACGCCATAAACAACAGCAAAGGCAAAGCCAACGGTTTTGCCCCGCTCGACGCTAACGCCAAAGTACCAGCGGCACATCTTCCGGGGTACGTTGATGATGTTGTCGAGTTCAACGCCTTTGTCGAGGGTGTGACTCCGCAGATGGCTTCAGCCAACAAAAATTCCACCGATGCCGGATGTATGGTGGTATATGATGTAAACTCAAACTGCTTTTTGCTTGCGGTATCTAACCGCAGCATTGCTTCCGAAACTGACTGGAATGTAGTCCTCAGACCACAGAGGCTTGCTTCAACTCCGTCCACGGCCGTTGACAGCGAAGAAGCAACCAAGGTTCAAATTACGGACTATTGGAATATCAAAGATACCGGCATTACACTCATTCCCTCGGCTTTCACGTATTATAACAACTGGCTCGACGCAGAGGCGTTCGGCACCGTATCAACAAATGGCCGCATACCCGTGGCCGGTAAAATCTACACCTGCACATCGGTCAACACGACATCACGTTGGAGCGGGTCGGAACTTGTCAAGATAGGCTCTGACCTCGCTCTCGGTCACACTGCAGGGACCGCCTTCCCCGGTGATGAGGGTGCACAACTTCAGGAAAACGTCAAAAATCAGGAAGAAAACCTGCAATTAAACCGTCGCCGGATTGACAATATCAAAATCCTACCTTTTAACGGTATCTGGGACGGACAGGGGGCTGAGCCAACAAACGGAATTTTCCTTTGCCCCAGCCCTGACGGCGGTTGGTATTTCCGAGAGTTCGGCAACACCGGCTTCTATGACTTTCCAGAAGAAGACTACAACTGCGACCTTCAAGCTAATTCCGGGACGCTATTTCGCCATGAAGATAGCCTATATCGTATCAAGCACGGCGAGATAGAGACATTTGTCACTGACAAAAATCTTAATGAAGCGACCGACAAAATAAAGAAGCCTCGTACATTCATCAACGCCAATCAGCTTCTCGACTACTCGGCCACCTACACTATCGGCGAAGTTTCCAAACTTCTTGAAACGCAGTTCGGCAACCTATTCCACGTCCCCGGCATTGTAATCTCTTTCCGAGGCAAGAACAGTTGGGAGAGCAAGCAGTGGAACGGAGACGACTCATTCACTGAAGATAGCGCATGGACCGACTTCGGGGTGAATGGCAACAACATCGGTAACACCGTTAACGTCAACGACGTTTGCGGAGATACTGAATACACTCTTAGTACGGCAATCAAGGCCGTACAGGATAAAGAGGCCGAGAGCGGAATCAAGTATTTCAAGAGTGGTGTGGTGCTGACCTACAAGACCGCAGAAAAGGATACCAAAGGCGCGCCCGTGTGGGAAGCCTATCAGTTTACCCGCGAAATAGCCGACATCAACCCTGCCGACCTTAAGCCGTGGATACCATTTGGCGGCGGTGGTAAATCGGAAATCGAGACGAAAGACGACCCTGCGGCCGGAGGTAAAGACGCATTTTCCACCGGCGGTGCATATAAGCATATCCCCCTCAAGTACCGTGTGATACAGGACGACGGTACTGTAACCATTCAGCCGATGAATGAGGCCGGCGAAGATATAGGCGAATCCATTACTTTCTTTGCCTCTCAAGGCGGCGGTGGAGAAGTGTCGGGTACAATCGTTAATATCAAATTTCAAGAGTCGCCGCTTTACGGTGCTGTCGGGAAAGACATCATCGGCCATGCCTGTATCCGATCGGTAACACAGTTAGGCGCGACCGAACAGCTCAACTCGATTGTATCGTTAAAGCTCATCGACCGAGACACCAACGTAGTAATACGCGAGTGGACAGTCAACACACGCTCATCGGACGAGGACGAATACAATTTTGACATTCCTTTCTCCGGCCTGTTTGACGGTGCTGGTTCTCGCCGTTTCCGCTTGGAAGCTACCGACGATACCGACCACACCGGCTACCGCTTCATAACGGTAACTGCCGTTGACGCTACTGTTGAAAGTACGCAGGTGCTTAACTACACATCTGACTATGTTATACCCTACGGAAGCAATCGCACTGTAAATGTGCCTCTCTACAAATTTCCGCAGAACGTCAGCGAGAAAGGTATTCAGGCATTTATTGAAATATGGTGGAACGGAGAATGGCGTCCACTGACCGCCACGCCGCCCACACACTTCGACGCATACAGCAACAGTGCGCAGTTCAACCCTACCAACCTTTTCGGCGGTGGAGAGAAAATGCAGCATGGCGCATATCCCCTGCGCATACATGGCCGCGACGTGGCATCGGGCGTGACCGGCAACACAATCTATACCGCTGTTATGTGTATCGACCCCAACAGCAGTGTACCTGTTGTCGCCCTGCGATACAACGACACCGGCGACGGTACTGTCCGACTATACGACCGAATAAAGGTTGAGGTTGCCGCATACAACCCCAATCCGCAAGTGCTGTCTACATATGTTGCACTCAAAGCCGACGACCGCATCATTGGCCGTTACGAGCTTGGTGCAAACCAAATCGAGACCGCCGAAATGCAGGTGTCGGGCTATCAGAGCGACGGAAGCGACAAAATCAACATCAAGGCCGAAGCCTACGACGGCGACAACGTGCTTGCCTCGTCGGGCACTATAAATCTGACCGTGAAAGGTTCTGCAATTGACGCGGCACTCATGGCCGGCGAACTTTATCACTTCGACTTCTCTGGGCGCAGCAACTCCGAGCCGTCGCACGAAATCGAGGAAGGCGACTATCACATCAACGTGCATGGCGCAAATTGGAGTAGCAACGGTTTCGTGAACTACCTCGGCCAAAATGCCCTGCGCATTGCAGAAAATGTAACTGCCGAACTGAATCATGCCCCGTTCTCGTCGCGCACGATTGAGGCTACCGGCATGGCATATCAGATAATGTTTGCCACCAACAACATCAAGGACGCAGAAGCAATGCTCCTGAAATGTGTCGATCCCGACAACGGTGCAGGCTTCTTCATCAAGGGCAACAAAGTCGGCCTACAATGCAAGACCGGTCAGCCCGCTCTTATAGAGCGTCGCTTCCCATGCGGAGAAATGCACACCGTCGCAATCGTAGTCGAACCAGCTACAACCGCTATCAACCGTAACGGTACGGACTGGGCCACCATGCGAATGTATCTTGACGGCGATCTTGTCGGTGCAATCGGCTACAATCCCGGCGGCAGTCGTCTGTTGAACATGAAGAATGTTGAAATGGACGGCACGGACGGCGACCTGTATCTCTACTATATGCTGGCGTATCAGAGCTACTACGATTGGAGTCAGGCATTCCGCAACTACATCGTAAAGCTGACCGATACCGACGCAATGATAGCCGAGTTCAACCGTGAGAATGTACTTGTGTCGCAGAACGCCGAGGGTTCAACCTCAATGCGACCGAGCGCACCTCTCCTGTTTGCTCAGGGTATGCCGTACTGTGTCTTTGTGGCCGACGATGAAGTACACAATCAGTTCGACTTCGGTAAAGGCGTTGACGACGACGGCACATCTACGTCGGACAAATTCAAGATGACCGTCTACTACTACCACCCGACAAAGCCGTGGCGGTCGTTCAAGGCTATTCTCTGCGAGATACGCCGTCAGGGTACAACATCGGCTAAACGCCCGAAGAAAAACTACCGTATCTACATCAAGAAAGCGACTGAAGTCATACCGCTCTATCCCGACTACACCAACGAGGACGCTCTGATTACTTACGCGCTTTTCGCAATGAAGAAAATCCGCGTGACCGATAACTCTATCCCTGTCGATGTTATCACAATCAAAGTGGACTACTCGAACTCCGGCGGTGCAAACGACTGTTCGGTGTGCGATATGGTCAACGCCACTTATCGCGCCCTCGGCGAAGAATTTCTGACCCCTGCGCAGCGTTGCTACGACGGCACATGGACGAAAGGCGACGTAAATTTGAGCGGTTTGCAGATGAACCATTCGACCGCGAACCACCCAATTGCGGTATTCCGCTCCAACAGCGACACCCTGCAAAACGTATGGTTTGAATCTAAAGGTAACTGGAAAGAGGACAAGGGCGAACAGGTAGCCCTCGGCTTCAAAGATGTACCCGGCTATAACAAGGGCTGTCTCAACTTCCAAGACGAGGTGTTTAATTGGGTGTGCGGTAATCCGGGAGAGAGCCTTGACCAAATGGAAGCGCGCTTCAAAACTATGGAAGGTCTCGACACAGGTATGCCGTATCTTCTCTATCCCTATTGCAGCCGCAACTATCGCTTTATGCGTTATCAGAACGGCCAATGGAAGAACACCACCGGCTCGTGGATATGGACGGGAGCCAAGACCCGCACCATAACAGGCGACGTGCTTAACCCCGTCGGCGGCTTCGAGCTGTTGACATATGAGGGCTTCGACTGGTGGCAGGGAGTTTCCTCGGTCGAGGACATGATGAAACCGTCGAAGAATATAGCGAAGTGGGTGCAGAAGCTCATCGACAAATCAAGCTCCGGCGTAACAGGCGAAGAGTTCCCTGCATGGACGTACTACTTTGAATGTATGGTTGACAACGACGCGTTACAGGCAGACCTCGCTATGGGGCGTATCGTTCCGTTCGAGCTGTATGTTCAGCTTCGTCTATGTGACTATTGCGACTACGCTAAGCACCCCGACGAATGGGTAGAGCGTTGGAGCAACCACGCCTACAAGTTCCGCAACGTCCGTTCAGACATGGTGTATCTTGCCGACGCAGACTATCAGAACGAGTTTGACTCGCTGTCGAAGAACCACCAACCCATGCACTTCTTGCTCGAAGGACACAATGTTGTCAACGGCGTGTATGATCCCGACAAAGAGGGCGCAACCTCGCCCGACGGTTTCAACTGCGACTTCGTGCTGACACGTCAGCCCGTGGTGCAGAATGCCAACAAGAAGTACGACATCGACGGCGCGTATATGTCGGACAATGACGGCGGTGACACAGGCCAACCCGAAGCAGACCCGACAAAACCGAGCGACGAGGCTACAGGCTACGTCAATCCGTGGGCCGGTTGGGGTGCAGTGCCTTGGCGAGGCTACTTTGCGGCCAACACAGTCAAGACAGACGACAACGGCAGCGAAATTGAATACCAAAAGACCGTGGCCGCCATGCGAGCCGTGCAGGTTACTCTGGACGACGGCAGAACTATAAATCCGTTCTCTCCTGAAGGAGCAAAATACTACTTTGTCGACCAACACCTCAAAAAGTGGGCAAAGGTAGTATCGAGCTATGACGGTATTCGCAAGTACATAAAGTACACAGCTACGTCGGACGCGCTCTATTTCTACGCGCTTCAAGGTCTCGGTCTTGCCGCCGTCGCTCAATTCATCGAACAGCGTTGGCGTTTCCGCGACGGCTTCTATAAGACCGGCGGCTTCTTCACAGGAGTGCTGTCTGGCCGTATCGCCTGTGGCGACAAAGCGGCAATCCGTATTGTTGCGGCCAAGAGTGGCTATTTCGGTATGGGCAACGACTCGTCAGGCTCACTATCGGCAGACGGTGCTGTCTATCTCGAAGAAGGCGAGGAATACATCTTTACCAACTTCTCGCACCAACAGGGCGCACTCCTGTATATCTATCAGGCAGACCGCATCAGAGAAATAGAATTTACCGACGTGTCGCTGTCTGATAACTTCGACTTCTCTGTGATGAAACTCGCCGAGAAGATTATTATCGGCGGCGAGAACTACAAGCAGTACACTATCGGTTACAATCCGCTGACGCAGTTCGCCCTGTCTGAACTTCCGTTCCTAAAAGAGTTGGACATTCGCAACACTCCTGCCACAAGTGTTGATACTTCCAAGTGTCCGCGCCTTGAGAAACTGTTGGCCGGCGGTACGCAGTTGAGCGAATTTCAGGTAGCACAAACCTCGCCTGTCAACACCCTGCAACTGCCCGGCACTGTTACGCGCCTTGACCTTGTGAATCTGCCTATGCTGACATTCCCCGGTGGGTTGACGATCGAGAGCATGGAGCGAGTAAACCGACTAATGTTGTCGGGGTGTCCGCACGTTGACCCGATGTCGTTAATCAACGGCATTATCAACTCATCGAGTATTCGGTATATACGACTGCCGGACGTGAATATCACAGCCCCCTCATCAATACTGACGACACTTAAAGCCAGCGGTGCTGTCGGTCTTGACTCCGCAGGAGCAGCCTATGAGGAGATGAACCAGTGTTCGGGTATCACAGGCCGTTGGATTTGTGAGGACCTCATAGAGGACAGCACTCTCAACGACCTCGGCAAATACTTTCCACAATTGGAGCTGCACAACGCGCAGTTCTCAATGGTGACATACACCGATACCGCTGACGACTCGGAGAATATATCGAACCCCGAAAACAAGACAGGCTATCTCTACGGCAACAAGTATGTGCCGAGCGGCCACTTCAAGCGGCTTGAAGAATTGAGCCACGGTGTACGCGGTATGTATGACAGCGTTGAGAAAGCCATGATGGTTGAGGAACTTGACGACAACGACTACAACTTCCTTGCTGACGGAACGAGCATAGACCTTACCGACGCAAGCGGACTTGGCTATGACTACTTCAAAGACGTTCCCGACAACTGGTATAAGGGAGTTAACGACTTCAAGAACCAACAGAAACATGGTTTCCGCTCGATCAACAAAGTCGAGCCACTCTCTACGGCAAGCAAGACCAACCGAAGTAAACTCTCGGATTTGCTTGTGGAAGCCAACTCCGCGCTTGTACTGTCGCAGTTGCAGGTGGGAAGCGAGCCTGTGCGCAACATCAACGGCAACATGAGTGTGTATGCCATAGACGTTGAGGGCATGAAGCAGGTAAGGTGGCCCGGTGTCAACTCGGCAGAGGTCGGGTGTGCGTTCCTTGACGCTAACGGTAAGATTATAGAGATATTCCAAATGGCTATCTCCAACGCCCAGTTTGACTTTATCGTCGGCGAGGACTACATCTTTACCAACGTACCGAGCGGAGCTGCCAAGTTCATGTTCACTTCGCAGATAGGTTGTGACGACCAAGAGGCGATAGCCGTTGACAGTTCATCGCTTGAAGCCATTGAACCCGACTGGGTATTCTGCAAGGAGTTCCTTGTGGGTATCTACGGTATGGGGCAGGACGGACTGAACCGTGCACGCTCAATCTCCGGCACAAAGGCAGTTGTCGGAACAGGCACTGCAACGACTTCTCCGGCTTGGACCTATGATGAGAACGGCAAGGTAACGAATCTATCCGTACCCGCCGGGCTTAACCGCACATATCTGGACTGTATGAACCTCTGCGAAATGCGAGGCGAGGGTTATCATGCTATCAGCTATGAGCAGTCAAAGAACCTTGCCAATATCATCATGGAGTTGACAGGCACGCGCGACATTCAGGCAATATGCGGACGTGGCAACGGCGCAGGTTACACCACCGGCACACAGACTATCAGCGGCAAGAACATAAACGCCTACGGCAATATCACGCTAATCCACAGCGCAGGAAACGTGGGCAACCTTATGTTCGGTATCCAAGAGTTTGTCGGTTGTAACTTTGAGTGGTTGGCACATGTGGCTATGAATGTGACTTCATTCAAGGATTGGAAAGCGAAGAAATGCCCGACCGATGAGGGTTCTTATCCGTTGGATACCCGCTTCCATATCTATGATGTGGTGACTGACACCGAACGTTCCGTACAAGCCACACCGCAGGGTTCTGGCTATTGTATCAGCCGTGTACGCTTCGGCCGATATATGGATGTCGTTCCGGGTAAATGCTCAAATGACAACTCGGCTTGGAATCAGAATTACTCCGACAAATGGGAGTATTCTAATGGCCGGTGCCGTGTCGTTGGCCGTGCGCACAACTACGCGAATGCGTATGGCGGTCTCGTTTATGCGAACGCGTACTACGTTTCTTCGAACTCGTACACGCACTACGGCTCTCGGCTCGCCTTCAGTGGAAAAATCATTCACAAAAAGAAAGGAGAAAAGACCGAAGAGAAACAAGCAGCTTGACACAAGGCGATGGTAACTTTCCCCGGCTGACGCAAGGAAGCCGGGGCGAGTGCCAAGGCCAAAACAAAGAATAACAATAACAATGCACGTTCACGTTCACACGTGGGCGATGCGAAAAAGGTAGAGTTTCCCCGGTGCCGTGTCGTTGGCCGTGCGAACAACAACGCGAATGCGAATGGCGGTCTCGTTTATGCGAACGCGAACAACGTTTCTTCGAACTCGAACACGAACAACGGCTCTCGGCTCACATTAAGACGCATTAAATACGCCCCTTTGGGATAATATAATCGTTGCTCCGAACTGCCCACGTGTTGGGCGAATCGTCAACGAGGGAAACGAGCCTCGGCAACCCTCTCCGGTGCAGACCGGAAGAAAGCGGAAAAATATCTAATCGCGCCTGAAGGCCATGACAAGAATAGAAGAAATACCATATATGACAGCAGAGGTCTATTCCCCCCAATATGGAGAGAAACGCTATCCCATACCCGATATGATGGGAGAGATAGCCGACATGCGCAATATAGAGGATAGTTTCGACTATGTTGTGAGCCATTTGGAGTGCGCAGACCAAAGGGAACATATCCGGCCACATAAAGCCGCGTACTGCAAAAGACTGAAAAAGTTATTGAGCAGTGGACAATTCAGAGTAACCGAAAAAGACATACGCACACTTGAAGTAACAGACGGCCCGAAAGCGAGGATAGTGCAATGCCCCACGGTGTTTCACAGGGTGGGTTGCCATGCGGTAATGGTTCCGTTTGAGCGACACACCTATCCGACCCTTATCACCAATACAGCCGCGAGCATAAAGGGCCGCGGTATGCACTGGCTTCATCAGATTATTGAAGAAGATTTGGTAGCAGACCCGGAGGGAATGAAGATGTACTATCAGAGCGACATCTATCATTACTACGACTGCATCAGCCAAGATATAATGATGAGGCAGGTAAGGGAGTACACAATCGACCCGTTGGTGTTGCCAATCGTTGACAACTTCATAACGCTGTTGAAGCAGGGATTATCGAAAGGGCTACGCGCCTCACAGTGCCTTGCAAATCTACATCTGAACGGAGTTGACCATAAGATGTGTAAAGTTGTCAAGTATCATTTGATTGACGACCCGACAATTGAGGGTGGCAAAGGTGTTGCCGTCAGCGGTGAGGGCGAGTTGAAGATAAACGGCAAGCGGATACGCTACCATTACTACCGCTATTGTGACGACATCGTGATGTTTGCCTCAACAGCCAAAGAGTTATGGATATTGCGCAACTACCTTGCCGGACTATTGGCAGAACTCGGACTGACAATAAAGCCGTCGGAAGCGGTGCGCCCAATCACAGAGGGACTTGACTATCTCGGCTTTGACACATTCAAACCAACGTTGAAAAAGACCAAGAACTGCGGAGAGGTGCTTCTGCCATACTCACGGATAAGGAAGCGAACAAAGAAGAAATTCGCCCGGAAGATGAGCGAGGTAAAATCGAAGAAGCGGAGACAAGTTCTAATCGGTTCATTCTTCGGCATGGCCGCACATGCGGACTGCCGACATTTATTGAAAACTTTGCTGACAACAGCAGAATATAAGAAACTAAAACATAAGCGAAAAATGATAGAGTTTGGCGACATCAAACTGAAACCTACGAGGCTCAACGGCAAGAAGAACTTCAAGGGTGCAAAAATCTACCCACGGGAACTTGACCGACAGGCGTTCTTCATCGTGGACTTCGAGCGCGACCTGATACCCAAATGGGCGCAAGATGAATATCAGCGCAAGTTGCAGGAAGCAGCGACTAATGGTCTGAACCCTGACCTTGTTCCTAAACCTGCAACAAAGTATCTGCTTCAACTCATCTATGAGAACAAGGCGCGGAAACTATGGACCGGCGACAGGGAGCTATGGGGCATCTTGGAGCAGTATGAAGAAGCCGACGGACTGCCCATGTACGTTGTTGGCGAGGTGGACTTCTCGGAGCGGTTCCCAAAACTGAACCTCGTATCTCCGAAGAAATATGGCCTTACAAAGCCAAGCGATGAAGAACTTGAGCGACTGTTAATCCAACTCAACCTAAAACAACTTTAACCAAAGAGAAATGGAAAAAAGATTTGGCTCACCGAAAAGGCAGGACGGCTTAATGAAAGTCGGCCGCAATAAGTATGACCTTTTCTTCGGCTTCGGCAAGGAGCATGAAGAAGACACAAGCGGTTGGAACTACTACCATAGGTTCACCCACCGCCCGACCCTTGATGAAATCAAGGCTGTAATCAACAAGCAGATTGACGCTGACACGGACGAGACAATCCTGCATGGCATGACGTGGGAGGGTAAGCCTGTGAAACTGGACAGCGAGAGTCAGACCAACCTCTTGGGGTTGTTGTTGAGTGCACAGGGAGACATGGCGACATTCCCGAAGAAATACAAGTTGGGCGACTACCCGGACGGAAGCGCAGCTTACCATGAGTTTGCCGACGCCACGGAGTTTATCGCCTTTGTATCTGCCGCCATAGAGCATAAGGATAACGCCTATGCTAAAGGCTGGAACGAAAAAGAGGCGTTAGAGAAATCAAACTGGAGTGCTTTCACTATAAACGAATAATCTTATGATACTTGAATTAATTGCAGTAACAGCGTCGTGTCTCATCATGACACTCTACCTGACGGCATACATCAATGCTATCGGTATTCCGGCCTCTATCAGTGCCACCTACTACCACACTGAAAAGAAATGGCTATTTCCGTCGGCCATATCCCTGACGGGGCTTTGCGCCCTTGTACCTCTGCTTAATCACACGCCGGAGAATTATCAGTTTGTGGCATTTTTCATCGTAGCCGCGGCTCTATTCGTTGCGGCAGCTCCCGCCTTTCGCGATGAAATGATAGGTAAAGTACATGGCATATCGGCCGCAGTGCTTGGACTGTGCGCCCTCGCATGGCTCGTACTGACTACCGGCTGTCCGTGGATAGCCATCATAGGTCTATGTGTGGCCGTCCTCGATCGAAAACGCTTCTTGTTTTGGTTTGAAGTCGGCGTGCTCTACAACTTGTTTTTATCCATTATTACCGTTGTGGCTATGAACGGATAAAGTTAACACAGTGGTTTCAAAACCACATTCTATCTTTGAACACAAAACCGACATTATCACAAAATGGAAGAAGCCGTTAGATTTTTACTACACGACCACCTATATCACCATATCGTGATTATCTGCCTGTGCGTAGGTGGTATGTTGTTTGCAATGCTCGTTGACCTCATCTTCGGAGTAAAGAAGGCCCGTGCACTCGGTCAGGCCACAACAAGCACAGGCTATAAGAAGACGTGCGAGAAAGGTAAAAAGTATTTTACTCCCTTTGCAGTGCTTATGTGCATAGACATAATCGCGAGTGTACTGTTGCCGGCCCCGTTCTTCTCAATGATTTGGTCTGCCTACTGCCTGTTCTGTGAATTTAAGAGCGTCCGCGAAAAATCGTGGACAAAGGCAGAACTTCGTAAGGCCGAGCGTACAATGAATATAGTAATCGAAAACAAAGAGGACATAGCCAAACTTCTTGCAGAACTTGTCCTTGGCGAAACTAAAAAACTAAACCAATGAGAAAGATTAAATACATCGTCGTGCATTGCACGGCAGGTAACCAACAGCAGAAAGCAAAGGACGTGGTATATTTCCACACCGGCCCGAAGTCAAAAGGGTGTTACGGTTGGAGCGCGCCCGGCTATCATCACATCGTCGAGGCCGACGGTACGGTCGTAAACACATGGCCTGAAGAAAAAATCTCCAATGGCGTAAAAGGCCACAACTCCGAGTGTATTAACATCTGCTGGATTGGTGGCTATGGCTCGGTTGATAATCGCACCACAGCGCAGAAACACGCTCTAATCAATCTTGTCAAAACCCTAAAGGCAAAATATCCCAATGCAGAAGTACGCGGACACCGTGACTTTTCCGTAGATAAGAACGGCAACGGTATCATAGACCCGTGGGAGCGCCTAAAGGACTGCCCATGCTTCGATGCAATAACTGAATATAAGCATATATGAAGCAGTTGCTCTATCTCACAGCCGCTTTTCTCGTCGGGTGTATCGCTACGGCAATATTCCTCACGGAGCGTAAGCCCGTTGAGCCGGCGGTAACGACTGTTACACTCTACGACACTATCCCTTACTACATCGCTGTGGCAAGGGATAGCGTTGTGGTTCGTTATGAGACACGCCGCTTGCCGATGATAGACACCACGTCAAATGTTGGGAGTGAAGATAACCTCATTGTCAAAAATGACAGCGCAGACGTGCTAATTCCAATCACGCAAAAGGAGTATCAGGACAGCACCTATCACGCATGGGTGAGCGGCTATGCGGTCAATCTCGACAGCATATACACCTATTCCCGGCATGAATACACTACGGTGCAGCTTCCACCCTCGAAACCCAAGCGTTGGCATTTAGGCATTACTGCCGGTTTGGCTATCACACCCAAAGGAGTGCAACCATATATCGGCGGCGGTTTAACATACTCTTTCAAATCATTCTAACCATGCCCACAATAATCCTACAAGTCAACAAAGCAGCGGTGTGGAACGAGGTTGCAAAGACTTCGGGCTATACAGGCGACAAAATGACCGACGCAGACGAAAACGCCTATGAGCGAATTCTGATAACCGATGAAGATCAAAAGAGCTTGCAGCGTTTTTGGGAAGAAGCCGTGGCCGTCGCCAACGACCAACTCAAAGAAATGCTGGAAACAGCAAGCTCCATGAACAGCGACTATAAAGTCGCTCTCCATGTGTCGCGCAGTTATGACACGGTGCTTAATGCGAGCGTACAAGCCGCACTTACGAGCTACTTCATATCGGCGATTGTCGGACGCTGGTATAAATTCAGCAACAAGGGCGAGGCCGATAGCTACTTATCCGAGGCCGCAAACATGATGGACGATGTTCTGCGCAAACTCTACTCTCGCAAGCGACCGCGCCGCCCCAATAGAGAAGGAACCACTATTCGCCCAATAATTCCTGACGCACCAATAATAACAGACCCCAATAATTAACGAATATGGCACAGAAAAAAGTTGTTACCGCCACGATTGTCATGGACGAATTGCTCTATGACATCATGAACGAAACTTACCTGCGAGGCCGTACCATTCAGGACGACACCAACTATAAGCAGGTAGCAAGTATGTTCGCCTCGCTCGACGAGGAAAACCAAGACAAGATACTTCGCTCGATTAAAAAGGCTTTCAGCGAAGTCAAGACCGAGCTTGCCGAGTATCTCACCGAAAACGGTCTGACGACCGACAACAAACTCATATCGGCCACGGCCGATCTCGTGCTGTCGCTGACTATGCCAAGCAACTTCAATGAAGCAGCAACAGCCGGAGTGGCAGAAGCGGTCCACGACTATATCCGCAACTCTGCCGTGAGCGACTGGTATCTCGTAACCAACAAGGCCGACGCAAGCGACTACACCGGCCTCGCCGCCCGAAGCCTCGAAAACATACGCAAGAGTGTGAGCAAGCGCAGCCGTCCTATGCGCCGAGCCGCCGCCGGCAACTGACATGGCCTGTTGCTATAACGGTAACGGACGAGGCCGCGGACAGGAGCAGACAGTGAAGAATACACTCGTCTTTCTCCGCGAAGAATTATTGCTTGACATAGAGAACTACACCTTTGTGACAGGCGACATAATGCCCGTGGAAGATGAACACCTGAAACATCAGGTCTTCGATGTAGCACAGGACGGAAACGAAGACCTTGCCACCCGTGTACTCAATCTCGCCCATTCCGAATGTGTAGAAAGCCTATACCCCTACACCAAGACACCTTGCATACAAGATGAAAAACTCGATGATAAGTTGGTGGTGCCGGAGCAGTACGAGATAGAGCTGGCTTTGCCCAAACAATTCTCGCGCACTACGGTGTTGCTTTTGAAAGAACTTATCCACGACTATTTTGTGTGCCGGGTGTTGGTGGAGTGGCTGGGTATTACCTGCCCGACGGCACAGCCGTTTTGGAAAGAACGGTTGGAATTGCTTATGGGCAGAATGAAACGCGCCTTACTTGGCCGACGAAAGCCACTGCGACGCGGACAATCAATGTTCTAAACAAAGGCCGGGACGCTCACGCGCTCCGGCCTTTCCACATATTAATTAATTCTCAAAAGCTCATCTTGGTTGGTTGGTTTTCCTTGTTTGATACTGCACTGTTGCGCCGTAGATACTCTCATCTTCGGAGAGCGACGTTACACACGCAATACGGAAATACTTGTAAGGCGAACCTCTGAACCCACGTAGGTAATGGTCTTTACTGGACCACACCAAGTGCCAGTTTACAAGGTCGCGAGAACCATAGAGAACACTTTGGACGTGTCCCTTGATAAAGTTTCCGCGCTGAATTATCGTATCTATAGTTTTATGAATATCTTGTAATTCAAGTTTGAGTGGGCGAGTAACAAAGAATCCATTGGAGCGTATCGGTATAGATTTTATGAGTGTATCCTCCCGCTGATTTTGAGATTGCGAATTTTGCGCAGCGCGCAGAGGCATAGGTTTTTCAAAAGCCGTCCACCCGGTCAAATCCTTCAGGGCCGTCCCTACTTGAATTTCCGGAGTAAAAGGAAATCTTGAAGAATCAGAGAATTTCCAACCGACATATTGTTGAGAGAAATCAACAAGTTTTCCGTCCTGACTCATGGCAAATGCATCAGGATATGAGTCAACTGTGGATTTAACGACATTGGCCATCAAGCCCCACTCTTTAGACTTCAAAGAATATACATATGCACAGTTGCTGTCTCCACAGATGATTATCCGCTGATGCAAATAATCATAAATCATTTGACATGTTTTCAGGAAGTCTCCAAATGGGGCATATTTATACTGACTGGAGCTACAGCCCGCCAATTGAGCTATAGCCGCCATTGACGGTAAATCAGAGAGAGCAAACGGTGTCTCTGTTCCAATCAATTCAGAAATACACACACTGTTAGATCCGGAGAGCAACATTACGCCACGTGACGAAGGGAACAACACCGCATTGTCGATTTGAGTAATGCCTTTGGCATTAGTACAGACATCGCGTGTTATAGGCTGTCGAGCGGTGTAGAAACCATTTGAACCGACCTCCAATGCCCAAACGCCTTCGGTTGTAAAAGCATAGAGCGGGAACTGTCCGAACTGACCTTGCGAAAGTGCTTTTGCCGCAGTCGAAATGCCGACAATCGAGCCTGAACCGATTGTATTTATGCCGTTTACTGGAAACGAGAAAGGGTTATTTACTTCTGATGTATAGACCTTATTCCCCATTGGCACATTTGCAGATGTATTTCTCGTTTCCGGCTCTGCATTGTTTGTCGGTTTAGCCTCTATACCTAACAAACCATACCAATATGCACCGTTGAGGAAGTCATGGGGCACAAGGTCGATGATAATTTCCGTACTATCAAACGTGAAAACCATCTTGTAGGCCGCAGAATCCGGGTAATAGAGATAACGAGGGAAATTCTTGGCCAAATCCCATGAGGCAGAGTTGGCGACAACATTATTAACGACCTTACACAATACACCGTTGAGGCGAGTATAAACGGTAATAGCGATATTTTTCTCGGCTTCGGTCGGAGTAGTCGCTTGAACGGCTGATTTCAGAGGAAATGGTTTAGCCGGTGTGAGATGTACGTCGGCAAGGTTAAGGCGAGAGTTGAATGTAAGAAGATAATTGGCCGACAACTCGCAATGGCTTTGGTAATCATCAGTTAATGTTTGTCGTGTTACTATTGAGTCCAATTCCGTTGACTCCAAAGGCAAACGCTTATGGGCTTCCATAGCCTTTACTGTGTCAATATCAACAGAAGCCACTTTATAGAACAGATTAACGCCTTTTATATCATCATGGAATTTATCGTTAAGTGACAATTCCCAAGCCGCAAATGAAGATGCTCCATCTGTTGTTAAGAAATGGTCAATGAAATTATTACCGCTTCGAGTTTCAGAATAGTGACCTACGAAAATTTTGGACGGTATAATATCCGGATGTAAACGTATATCATAGCCATTAGGATTCCAATCATAATATGATTCGAGTAGGATCGAGCGAGAACTGCCCAAACGTTTGACTCTCTTTGATTGGTCGTAGGTGTAAATTGGAGCCGATATGAATATGTCTATACCGGCAATTAGGTCCTTCCAATTTTGTAAAGACTCGGTAGCACCATCATCAAGTATTTTATAGTCAAGAGAAAAATAAGGAACATCTAATGTTGACGGTACAGTCTGCACACCGGTCGCTGCAGTGTATTCACCAACCTTTATAAACGGGGGTATAACGTTTGGCAACATCAATATCGGTGCAGAATGCCAAGAGTAAGAGCCGTCATATAGACGATATGCGTACCTGACAAAGAAAGGCATATAGAAATATCCTTTGTTGGTAATATTCTCCTTGACACTTGCTAAAAGAAGTCCGAGAACTGCATTAGAATTTTCCTCGGTGTCTGCGGGCCTGGCAGACGTTCTTCCACTTCTTTCAAATGTTATATTCAATTCCTCACTGTTGCTACATGTTCCGACTCGCGTCATACCGAAAGATATAGATACAAATGGAGGCTTACTTGCAAGCACAATGTAATCGCCATCTTTCCACAAGGTATACCGCAACCCATCATCTGTCGCAACAACAAGGGTATTGCCAACAATAGCAATATCCTTTATGCCATGATATTGTGATATTAACTTTGCGCCACTTTCATTTGCATAGACATCGGTTTTCTTTAGCCAATACAAACTTTCCCCTTCATCAGTCTTACGGATTATTATGTAGTTGTCTTGATTTGGGACATGGTGTATTAACTTGACAATGCCGCCAAGATTGCAATTAAAAATTGGCTTTGGAGGAAAGAGCGGCTTAAGAGAGCCGTCTTCTGGTATCAAGTTCAGCATACCCGATTGTCCGCCGTCTTGACATTCGTAGTCTGACGGAACAACTGAATACCCGGAATATTTAATATCCTGTATCATTTTTAGGCGAGATTTAGATGTACGATAATAGGTAGCAACCGTCGGCCTTGTTCGTCGATTATAAGTTCTCCACATGGGAGCGCAGCTTTATCGACGGCTTTGCTAACAGCTAGTATTGCTTTACACAATCGAGACGACGACCCACGAAAATGCAGACAAGTACCTTTGGACCTCGACGGAAACACCTGCGCTTCATAGCTGCCACACGAAGCTCTATCGGCATGACAGGCTATATACAGGTAATACTCGCAGCCGTCGCTCAACACGTCCACCACGTCGTCGGGGGATATGTTGAGCGCACGAACAACACGAGCTTTCAGGTCGAAGTGGCCGTCGGCACGGAAGATAACATCAGAGCGGCGAACTGTTCCGAGTAAACTTTTCATGCGGCCTCTCGATTTGGAAATAGACACGGCCTTGCGGCGTGACTTGGGTTGTTACTGTGAGCTTGCAGGGCTTCATAAACCGAGCCACGCTGTAGTCGTAGAGTATCTTTGCGACAGTTGGGTTGAGGCTTTCAAAACCTATGCACTTGTGCTTTGAGTTATACTGAATGTCGGCCAACTGTGTAGGTTGGTCAAACGACGGATTCACGGCAAAACCGTAACACTCCGTGGCCGGCGTGTAGAACACAAACACTTTGGGCTGTATGTCCTCGTTTCCGTATATTTTTTTGATGTTACGGAAAAGACGGCGTGAGAATGTGACAGAGTTGTCGCGAGCGTCCATTATCACGAAGTTGTGGCTGTTGCGCCACCATGTGATGAGTTTATGAAGCATGAGGCGAATATAGTATGTATTATTTAGAGTATGTTGTTAACTTGGAATAGTCGTGTCGCGAACGGAACGACACGGTTTCCACAAACTTGTAGGATAGGTTGCTTTCGAGGGCGTTGCGGTGTGTGTTGGCCTCTTGCTTGCTTCGGAAGATGAAGCTCGAAACCTCGCACTTGTTAGTGCCTCGCGTGTGAATGATATTGGCGTAGTATTTACGACCGAGAATAAACGCCACAATCTCGGTCAGGACTGTTGTTGTCTGATTCATGTTGATTGTTGTTTTGGTTTTCTTGTTGACGAATGGCCCGGCTTAAAGCGATATTTCTCACTTCCGGGTATGATGAAGCCTTTAGGTGGGTAAGTACCATTTCTCAAATGGCTCTCCTTTGCCTTGCGGGTGGTAAATGCTTGGCACTCTTTCATAAACTGCAGAGTCTTTTCTACACCGAGTTTGCGAGCTATGCGAACACAGGAGCGTAAACTAATGCCCAGTTTCAGTGTACATATTTCAGTACGCATGTGCGGATAATTGAGTTTCAGCCATAGTAAATCGCGGCTGTCAAGATGAATTTTATTCGGATCATCTTTTTTTGGTAATCCGAGCTTGTGCGCTTTTACATATACAGCTTGAAGGGGACGACCAATTTCTTCTGCGATAAGCCGTGCAGGTTTATCAGTTTTCCACGCCGAGCGGAGCATTTCTATTTCCTGTTCAGTCCACAGTCGTTTCATATCGTCCTTTCAGTAATTCGGGGTTGTCGTGGATGTTGCCGATGATTTCCATCTTATCAGAGAATTCTTCCCACCAATCGTTCCCGGGGTGTTGTAAGTTCATTACCCAGAAATATTCATCGTGATAGTGTTCGCAAGGCATCAACGCCCACGACATCTTATCCCAAAGGACAACACGAGGATAACGTCCATTTACTGTGATAATATCTCCCTCGTATATCTCCTTGCCGTTGAGGTCGAGCAGGCCTGTGAATTGGCCGACGGTCTCAGCTTGCACCCACGGTTGAGATTTGCTATTGCGGATGGCGAATGTGTTATCGCCATAGTCTATCAGGCTGCCATAGACCCAGTGGCCGTTAGCCGTTGTCTTGCCCCTAAATTTAATCGTTCTCATAACTTTTTGATTTTGTCTGTTAATTCTTGGGAGAAGCGGAAATATCCTAAAAAGGGTGATTGCTTGCAAATTCCTCTCAATCTACCACACATCCAACCAAGATGACACTCACTACATTTCGGCAGGGAAATATGTGGCGGTATAATCTCATAGACCTTGCCGTCAATTATTATTCCGTTCATAGTCGTTTGATTTTATCGGGGAAACACTCTTGTACTTCTTTGAGGGCTTTGAATGCTGCTTCCATCGGGGTCTTGCCCCATGATATTCCACAGCACAAAGTGCGCTCAAGTGTTGCCAATCCTACCAATCGCTCATAAGCACACTCCCATGGCGTTATCTCTAATGGCTGATCGAGGAAAGTGTCAGGCTTGTTTGCAATTGTTTCGTTGTAGGTTATATCTGCTTCAAGTTTGCAGATTATATCCTCCAAGGTATAGGCCGGAGTACTCGCAAGATTATCGGGGATAATACCTCCAGCGACACTCAGCCGAGTTTTGCCGTCGGACAAGCGTACCAACCACACCATACTCGCGTCCGAGCAATCCAAACCGAGGGATTGAAGCTCGCGCATATGGTCTACACTTAGGGCTATTTGTGGTTTCATCTCATTTCTATTGTTTTAGTTGTTGGCAATCCATCTTGCCAAGTGGGATGTCTATGCCCATATAATACTTGACATAAATTCCTGGCAAGTCTTTCTGCCTGTCGACATTCCGCGTTGAAATCTTCATCTAATGTCCCACACATAGAAGAAAGCGACTCAAGCAATTCTCTAATATCATCAGCTTCTTTCAGAGTTAATGATATTCTACTATTCTCTCTTTTCATTCTTACTTCTCGTTAAAGTCAAATATAATAGCTCGAATAGCGCGTCGATGAGTTCGGGTGCGATAAAGTGTGTCATATTCTTATACCTGACTACCCATACCTTATTTCTTATATCCCATTCCATTGATAGCGGACAAACTAAAATAAAGTAGCCGTTTTGCTCGCTCGCTGGTATCTCTTTAGGCAGGAGCGAGAGAATGTCGGCAATATTGAAGATTTTTTCATGGCAAATCATATTACCACATGGCACTTCAACACATTCGCTTGCGTTGCTTGGGCTGACACCAAGCTCTATGAGGCGTTGTGATTGTTCGGGGGTTAGTTTAGCCTTCATTTTAATTTCAGTCATATTTGTGCCAATTACGAAATGATAGACGACTAACTTGTAACCACGTTTTGGAATTGCCGCCGCTTGATGTTCCTTGTGCGCAGATTTGCCCCAAGACACGCTTTCCATTCACATTAAGCACAGGATAGACCAAAGGGCTTCCGTCTATCTCCGAGAATGTGATATACAAGTCGGATAGGCCGTCAACACCGGATAGGTCGGTGAGTTTGTCGTAGTCAATCATAGTTTGTCAAATTAGGGCTATGCTCATTCGTTTTTCCATACAATTTCAAGCGGTCGGTCAAAGTAAATCCACTCCCAACGGATATTGAGCCATGCAATATCCAACGACTTGGAATACTTGGAGTAGTACCACCACCAGTACCGCTTACCAAGGGTCAAGCTGATTCTAAACGCTCCTTTCTTGCGGTAGGTGCTGACTATGACGTAACCCTTGCGGCAATATCGCTTGCATGTTTCAAGATCGCGGTGTTCAAATGATATGCCAGTCATGTCAGCCGACCTCACCTGATACCCGCTTATAGCTTTTTGTTTCGCTTTCATATTTGTTTACCGAGTTTGATGATGAATACCTCCATATCTTCGGGCGCACCCCATTCGGGATTGCCTTTACCGATTGTGAAACCCTCAATCTCGAAGATCATTGTTGTTGAAGTGTAGCCACGATGAAAGCAGACGTGTGAGTAGTCTTTGAAATTTATTATCCGCTCTTGCTCCAATCGTCCAAAATAGTGGCATATTTTTTCTCCGTCCTTTGTCAGTATCAGCAATCGTTTTATCCAATACTCGGTGAGGTCACGATATTCCTCCGGCTTAACACCCGAAGCAATCATGTCGTACCACTTGCCTTTGAGAATTAGGTGTAACTGATTTTCCATAATCAATTATCAGGTTTTTAATGTCCGAGACAAGGAGATTGATCTATACGGATTTATGCTGAAAATCGGCATAATGATTATGTCGATGTCGTCATTTAGATTGAATAGTGTGGCGCGTGTGCTACCACCAAAAGTGACAGTACATTCAGCACAATCGCAGAATCTCATTGCCTCAAGAAGCAACTGTAATAGTGAGGCCCTAAAATTTAGCAACCCTATTCGCACAGCGGCATCAGGGGCTATAACTTTTCGTCCAGAGGGTTCAGATTTTGACAACGACATATAACCGCTGCCGTCGCATACCGGACACTCGAAAACCCTTGTCCAGTGCCTGTATTCCCAATCAACTCTACCGTCTCCGTTACATTCTTTACAATCCACATCTTCTCCGACAGTAATCATTTCATCTATTAGCGGAGCATAGGAGATAGCATTTTCAAGCGTCAACGCCGTAAGTATCCCGTTGGGAGTACATGTCGGGAACAGCTTGTTGGTGTTATCGCTATTGTATTGAGGATAATCGGCGGTTGTAAGATACCCGTTGACACGGATAAGTATATGGGTTTCCGTGGCAAACACTTGGTTTCGTTCACGCCACGGCTTCATGAACTTTGCTCGATCTTCGTCGGTGCTGACAAACATCTGCAATAGTTCATCTATGGATTTGATTTTATTTTCGCTCATGTTATATAATGCTTTTGAGAAATTGTATATAATTTTCCGAGAAAATTGTATTTAGGTAATGATGAATTGAATATTGAAGTAGTATTCCTGATTGAGACGGCGCACCTGCGGAAACCGCCACGGGCTATCTCCATAAGGAATGAAGATAACCCGCTGTTTTGTATCGACGGTTATTCCGTGGCGGCGCAGCCGGTAGAGCAAGTTGGCTCTACGCTTTAGCGGCGGTGTCATGCTCCTGTGTGTCCAAAGCCGCCAGTGCCTCGTTTAGTCTCGGACAATTCCTCGACAACTTCAAAATGATCGACACTGGCGACGTTATAAAACGTCATTTGCGCAATGCGAGTACCGGCTTTAATCAGGAATGGTTTTCCCGGTTCATGGTTGAGTATGATAACACCACACTCGCCCCGATAGTCGGGGTCAATCTTGCCGACGATAACATCAGCGTTAAAGTAGTCGGCCATGTCTACACGGCTGAATAGAGGGCCGTCGTAGTCCTCTTCGTCTCGTTGAAGTTTTGATGGAGACGGAGACCCCGGCTTGATAAGTTCAAACCCCTCGATACCTTTGGAAGAAAAGCCGGAACGTGGCTCAACTTTAGCCTCGACACCTTTCGGAAGTTCCAGAGCGAATCCGAGAGGAATAACCTGTCGTTTACGCTCAATGCAGATGTCACAAGGGACGGCAAGGTCATAGCCGATTGCGTCCTCGGTCTTTTTGACGGGAAGAAGTGCGTCGTTACGCAGTTTTTTAATTTTGATGTTCATACGACGATTATTTAGAGTTGAGAATTTCGCAAAGCTCATCGGCTTCACGACGGTTAAATTCCTCGTCTTCATCATCGAAGCCTTTGATGAATGTATGGTATTCCGAGCCGTTGATAAAGCAGCGGCGGAGTACGACCCAACGAGAGCCGCTTGTGCATGGAGAAGCGTAGTATGTCACATCTTCATGGTTCATTACGGAACAGATTTTGTCAAGGCTGGACTTCAAAGTCTCTTTATCGCCGAAAAGTTCCAGATTATTTAACTTTAAGTCTTTGACTTTGTGACGCAGCCTGCCGTTGATGTAGACACAGCGACCAAGCAGAAATGCCAGCACAACAGTGAGGCATATTGCGATTGTTGATACGATTGTCAT